GAGGGCTCCTCCCTGGAGGGAAAGCCAACCCCTTTAAGAGTAAGCATCATAGTATAACTACAGCGTCGCACACCTTCGGGTGTGCTTTCGCTTCTTTAGTTACTATCATCCTCACACGCCCACCACACCCGGTCGGCACCGCCTCCCTGATGTCCTACCCGCTCCAAAATTCAACCCCTTTAATTCACAAAATATATACTTATGATTGTACACATTTTACCCTTGACAGGAGATGAAGAGAAATTCTACTCCACGCTTGACACCGCAGACCAGATTGCCGCACAAGGCGACAAGAAACTGGCACTGCTATGCGTCAAAGCATCCGAAAGAGAGGCTGTCCTCGCAGAGAACTACGAGTTAGCCGGTGAATTCCGCGACCTTGCCTCTCGCTATACGGCTTAATACCCCCGCGCACGCCCCCTAACGGGGGCTTCCCGCGCACATTTTCCAACCCCTTTATGTATTAAATAAATTAATACTAACCAGCACTATTCGCTTAGTGCACAAATCTTCATTACCATGAATATTTCCTTACTGCGCTCTTACCGTAGCCGAAACGGTAACCCTACTTTCGTCTATGCCGTTTCAGGCAATACCTCTGACCTTACTGCGTTCAAGAACGCGCAAGGCGAGTATTACCGTGAAGACGACAACGGTAGCCCCCTTTGGTTCACAACACGATGTGTCGGAACCAAAGGCAAACTCATAATCACGACCAACGGAAACGTTGTCCCTGATATGAGTGCCTTTGACCAAGCCGCCAGCATTGCTGCGCAATACGGTGGCAACTTTGGCCAAGAGCTCGCCCGCATGTCGGCTCAGCAGATTGTTGGTGGAACACCACAATCAGCCGAACCTCAAGCATCTCCACAGGCTTTGCCTGAAGAGACGCATGATGCGGCCTCTGATGACCTAGGGGACTTATAGTCCCGAGGTCATCCCCTCAAAGAACTCTCCTGCTCACGCAGGAGTTTTCTTTTTTTCCCCGCGCACACTTGGTTGCTCCTTGCAGTCGCGCGTTGTTAGCGTCAGACTTATGTGTCTGACGCAGTCAGGAAAGTCTTCCTGCTTGTTTACTATCATCTCTCTCACCACACGACACCCACTCGCTCTTGCACATATCACGCAAAATTCTTATCTTTGTCTTATGGCAACAAAGAAAGTACCTCAACGCAGAAACAGTAACGCTGGTAAATCTACTGGCAAAAGTAAGTCAGCAAAATACTTCGCTGCTAACCCTAAAGCACGTGCTAAGAAGAAGGCTTATGACACAGCCTACCACTCCTCTCCAGAACGTAAGAAGTACCGCGCGGATCTGAATAAGGCTAATAAGGCCAAGCCTAATAAGAAGTCCGAAGACAAATCCCACACCAAATCCGGTAAGGTTGTCAATGAGAAGCGCTCCAGTAATCGCGCTCGTAATGGCAAAAAAGGATCTAGCAAGAAATAGCAGCTCCTCCCAACCCCCTTAAGTTAGAAATGATTGCATACCTGTGTAACTGGTAAGTCGTAGTATACGGCCTATAGGTTCCCACGCATGGGCACTATACCCCTGAGAGCATTCCTGGTCAGCACTGACTGATCGGTTAATAACCCGCTCTCCCTTTTATCCCATGGATGCTTTTCCCAACCCCTTTATGTTAGAAAGGAAAGTATAGAATTCTGTGCTTAACACCTTTATTAGAAATCAATGTTTAACCCCAAAAATCAAGTAAGATGAAAATCAAATTGATCAGATCATACAGATCTAAAAATGGTAACCCGACATTCGTGTACGGAGTTACAGGTAATGATGCAGACCTAACTGCATTCAAAAATGCTCAAGGTGAGTATTATAGAGAGGACGACAATGGAACTCCTCTATGGTTCACGACACGTTGTGTTGGTACCGCAGGTCAGTTGATCATAACGACTAACGGGAATGTAGTTCCTGATATGTCTGCCTTTGATCAGGCTGCATCTATTGCGTCACAGTACGGAGGTAACTTCGGTGCTGAGTTGGCAAAGATGTCTGCTGCTTCTATCTTAGGAGCAAGTGCACCTAGTGCACCAGCTAAAGCTGAAACTCCTGTAGAGGAGAATTCCCAAGAGGAATTAGGTGACTTATAGTCACACAGACCGGGAGACGTTATGTCTCTCGGTTTTTTTTTCTTTTAGGCAGTGCCTTTGCAGGTTTTTGTCTCTAAAGACTCACTATTCGTAGTAGAATGAGAGATAAACTCACGTGTGGGTAAGAAGAACACAAAGACAGTCACTATACCCCCATATTCATCCTGAGAGAGTCAACACTAAAAACTCTCTCCTAAATAGTATTACATATTATATGGTTATAGTATACTCAGGCAACTCTCTCCTATCAATTTTAACATTATGTGTAGAACATCAAGAATCATACGTGACGACCTCCTAGAAAAGTCTCACAATAGATGGCTCCAAGAGGTACAAGACTCAGGTCTTCCCCTATATCTTGCAGAGCTATATTCCTTTAGTCCTTTATCTGTTTCTCTCTCTATAGGGAATGAACACCCGCGTCTTGAGGAAGTAGAAGAAACCCCCGCAAATGGGGATAATCAGGATCTCCCGTTTTGAGAGAACCACAACACCCTAACCTATGGATAAGTTTATGGCTGGAGTAGCCTACCTACTCACTCAAATATTACTGGGAGCATTATGCATCCTGTTATTCGTTTATGTATTTCTAGACATCGCCCTGTTATATGATGTGCCCCTTGTTCTTCAATACTCATACCCCCAAATCTTTGGTGCAGTAATACTATTCCGTATGCTAACCAATGTTAAAGGGATGAAGAAGAAAGAACTCAAGGCCCACATACAAGGAGAGGATAAGTCAACCGCCGCCCAGAACTTCGGGTACGGTGTATTAAACTCCGTTATCTTTTCAATAATGATCCTCGGTACATGGCTCAGTGCATACATCATGCATTGGTTATTCATTTAAAGTGCGTCAGATTTGACGTACATAACAGTAGCATAAGCTAAGAGTTTTACTCCGGTGCTTGTTACTTCTACTGTTAGGAGACACACTCGTATCTCATTCGTCGCCAATAGCGTGACATCCAAGTCAGTTCATGGTAAATATGAAGCGTCAAATTTGTCGTATATCTTATGACAGATTTGACGCATTTATATATACTCACTCGCAATAACTCTAAATCAAATCAAATGAACAACTCTCAAACATTTCCTGAATCATTCAAATCTAAGATCCATCCTGTTGTACCTGGTGCAACTCAGTGGGTACTCGAAAATGAGGAAGGTAAAACAGTTATCTCCGTAGTCGGTGGTGGCTCTGGTCTATATGGAGACGGTGTAAGAACCTTCGAAATGTATGACTTCCGTGAGGACGAACCTCAAGGATACCTCACTAAAGAGGAGATCAATGAACACCTGGTTGAGAATCAGGTGTGATCACAATGCCAAGTAAACCTATCACATAGTAATGCGGTGCGGGTAAATAATATCTCGCGGAGTTCGAATCTCCTGCCTGGCACAATGACTGGATGCTGGGGCTCATTAGTGGGCTTCATATTCCTAAGGGCTATTACCTTGGTATACCAGTAGGAGTTTACTCTGAACACGGACCCAGTTTAATAGTACAGGTTGAGGGCTTCATTAGCCCTCTTCCTTTTATACTTATAGCAATATATGTATGGTTACAGTTGCTACCGTACATATTATTGTTAGATTTGTATTTCTTATGATGGAATAAACACGCTCTCCTATCGTCTACTAGATGGTAGGTGAGTATGTTTTAATTGCACTGATGAGTCCTATAGGGACGAAACCATTTGGTCTGCAATCAGGAGGAGTTGGCAGCGTAGACACCATCGCGGTGAATGCTGTAGGTTATTGACATAAATCAACCCTAACGGGGATCCTTGGACACACGCGAACAATAGTAGGTGTGTCCAAAAAAAAGTCTAACATGAGAGAGGTAGCTCAGCTGGCTAGAGCGACGTATATGCATAACCTGTTAATGGTTATCACAGCAATACAAAAGCTTTGGGTGCCGTAGGTCGTGGGTTCGAGTCCCACCCTCTCTCCATATTAAGATAATGGTTGACTCAGCACTTCTAACACTACACTTTTAATGTAACTAGTTAGTTTAACCAGTTCTTTTGGATATTGAAGCTTAACTCAGCACTTACTAAAACTATCTAAGCAAAGTAAAATCGTTTAGTCTGTTATCCAATCTTATTTGAATCATTGAATGTATACTCCAGCACACACTTAACTAAAAATCAAGTGTAATATAGGAGACCAAGGTGTGAAGCACTATGGTAGTTAGTATACAGGGATTCAAGCCTGGCATCTTGTGGATGTCTTGGTCTCCTATTTAATTTTGAAAAATCTTTAATCTTTAAACACTTGATTATTATGACTGAAAAATCATCGCTTATTAATGCCGCTAGACAGTACGATTCGTTAACTGCTAACGGTGCCGTTACTCACTCGACATCAACTAACTTCTGTTTGGATTTCTTTTTCCAAGCTGGTGCTAGTAGAAGTATGCCGGAGAGTAGTATCATCGCACTATTTGAACGCGCTCGCGCCGAGAACATAGACCTTGCTTACAAGATCTTATTCTGGGGACGTGATTGCCGTGGTGGTGCGGGAGAGAAACGCTTCTTCCAGATACTGGGTAAGCATATCTCTACTACCTACCCGACTGAATGGAGCCAATGCTCTATATTCATTCCGGAGTATGGATACTGGAAAGACTTCTTCAAGATTGAGAAGCCTAATGAAGATCTGTTGAACTTCTTTATGCATCAACTTGACGAGAGTCCTAATGCAAACCTATTAGCCAAGTGGTTCCCACGTAAAGGTGAATGGTTTGTTGCAATGCACAAGTACCTCAAGGTATCTCCTAAGCAGTTTCGTAAGAGACTGGTTGAGATGACCAATGTTATTGAGACTAAGATGTGTCGTGGTGAATGGAGTAGTATTCCATATAACCAGGTACCATCGTATGCTATGAACATGTATCGTAAGGCTTTTGGAAAGCATGACGCCGCACGTTTTGAGCAGTTCAATGACGCAGTACTTGCCGGTGATGCCACTGTTAATGCATCAGTCTTATTCCCTCATCAGTTATACCAAGCTATCTTGGAGAGACAAGATGAGAAGGCTGTTGAAGCACAGTGGAAATCTTTACCTAACTTCATGGAAGGTAGTAAAGAAAGAATCATCCCGGTGTGTGATGTATCTGGATCCATGAGTGGATTACCAATGGAAGTTTCTGTTGCCCTTGGCTTATACATAGCTGAGCGTAATGAAGGTATCTTTAAAGATGCGTTCCTCACGTTCAACACTACTCCTACTATGGAGTTTGTGCAAGGTGACACCCTAGCCGCTAAGATGCGTAGCATCGCACGCGCTAACTGGGGTATGACAACTAACTTACAAGCAACCTTCGACCTTGTGTTGAAATCTGCTGTAAGAGAGAATCTTCCTGAAGACCAAATGCCTACCAAGATGCTTATCATCTCCGACATGGAGTTCAATGAGTGTGAGCGTGGTGGTTGGGGTTCTTCGTCTCCTAAGACTAACCTTGATGTAGTTCGTGAGAAGTACAGTGAGGCTGGTTACACAATGCCAGAGATTATCTTCTGGAATGTGAATGGACGCTTGGGTAATTCACCAGCTAAAGCAGACGATCCGGGAGTGGGTCTTGTCTCAGGCTTTAGCCCTGCTATTCTGACTGCCATACTTGCTGGCTCTGGATTCACACCTGTGGATCTGATGATGCAAGCTGTTGGTGGTGAGCGTTATGCTCCTATCCACATAGATGAGAGAGATTAGTCTCTCTTGTCTATTGACAATGATATGGTGTAGTGAGTCCTTTGGACTTGCTACGCCTTTTTTTTATGGAGTAAGACTGTAGTACAGTTTTCCTACCGCGTGCCTTCGGCACGTTTAACCTAAACCCTCACAAAAGTTTATTATGAAAAAACTGTTAATGAAATGGTTCCCGTCGTATTTTAACGTGACCGTACTGCTGAACCTCGAGGAGGTTACACCAGGTAAATTAGGCATCATTAATATTGATGCTGAAAATGATAAGATCTATGAAGCATTCGCTATCTCTGATGAGAGAGCTAAAGAGATTGGACGCGCAGCATTTGATGCGTATAAGAAGTGCAAGAGCTTTGATAAAGCCGTTATGCAAATGGAGAAACAGCTGAAGCATGTGAATGAACTAGTATACGGCATGTTTATACTATGTGAAATAAGAAACACGAGACAGGATCCTATTAGCATGTTACTCGGAGGCATGATAAAAGGAGGTTCTCGTGAGTAGATATTCTAAAGAAACAGCCGACGGCAAGGTGATACTTGCCTGGGGCTATGACCGACCCATGTCTGAGTACTTCTTCCAAGCATTCCTGAAGGAAGTAGAAGATGATGAGGATGATGTGATATTCTCTATCTCGTCATACCATACCCTAACTCCACACCCTAAGCATCCTAACAAGATGACGTGGAGTAACACCGAAATACTCCAGCTAATGGAGAAAGAATACGTAGGTGTTGATGCAATACCTGCAGCACATAGGAACGCCCTAGCTGCAGACTTAACCTTTTAATTAACTAATACTAAATCCAATGACACATTTAATTACACTAATTATTACAGTGCTAATGCTATACTCATTCCCTGTAAGCCCACAAATTGAAAAAGTAATTGACCATGCCCAATGGCAATCAACACAGAGTGTTACCTATGATGGTAGCTGGAGAAAGATAGACTATCCTAATGGAGATGTCCCTGCTCACCTCGGTGTTTGTACTGATGTAATAGTCAGAGCGTATAGGGCAATTGATGTTGACCTACAAGTCTTGATACATGAGGATATGTTGAAGGCTCATGATGTATACAACAAAAGATATAAGACTAAAGTCATTGACCGCAATATAGATCACAGACGCACTCAAAATATTGAGACGTTCTTGACTAGGCAGGGTGCATCTTTATCTATTACCTACAATGGTGCTGACTATCTACCCGGTGACTTAGTCTTCTGGGATATAGCAACAGGTCATGTAGGAATTGTCACCGACAAGAAAGTAGTAGGCACCGATAGGTATCACATCGTACACAACATTGGCGGTGGACCACAAGAAGAAGACTTCTTATTCGGCGGTACAATTACTGGACACTACAGATGGTGTCCTAAATAGTACAGCTATGAGACTATATGTAACATTCGGTCAAGACCACACACATCGTGTAGTCAACCAAACTCTTGACAAAGACTGTGTCGCTGTCGTTAAGTGTGCTACCTATGCACATGGCAGAGATATATGCTTTGAGTATTTCGGGGACAAGTTTGCTACCACGTATACTGAGAAAGAAATAGCAGACAAGATGGACTTCTTTCCGAGAGGGAAGATACCTGTAAACTAATTGTAATAAGCGCGTGCGGACAAATACACAAAACGCAATAGATCAATCGGCACACACTTCAGTGGGAGTTGTCGGGCCTATTACTTTTTATCTTTCCTGACAGAGAGTTTACTATCATCTTTCTGTCTCCCCGCCACACACACCAATTCAAATTAATCAATATGCAGTGGACACAATACAACGTGGACAAGCACAGCACAACTCTCGAAGCCGGATCCTATCTATGCAGGTTAGAATACCCTGACGGTAGGGTTCGGTACAGAGTAAAGCAGTTCTATGTCTTTGGTAATGGTACCAAGCGCGGCTACTTCGCCAGCAACGGGAAGGCCTATACTATTACTCACTACACTACAATAATAGGCCCTAATATTAAACCTAATGCACTCAACAATCAAAAAGAATAACACCTTCATTCACAATCAAGATATTAGTGACATGAAGGGTTATATCTATATCACCAACAACACCTCTGGTAAACAGACCTTGGTAGACCTTAAAGAACTTGAAGACTTTGTAATAGAAAACTCAAAGAAGATTCAAAGTTGGAAAGAAGCTGTCAGTAATTGGAGCTGGAGACACAGAAATGATATGGACAAATAATCAAATCAGTTTAATCTAAAATCAAATCAAATGGAAAAGTTAATGCTAGTGCTCCTATGCACTCTAATCAGTTTTGCGGGATTCTCAAGTGGAGACCCGTCACCACAAATATTTACAGTTCAAGGCTTCTTTTTGAAAAAGAGCTCTGTATCTTACGACCTGTATGAAGTCACTGGAGATGGTGACCCCGTACTAATAGAAACTAAAACTAGCCTTCGTACTTACAAGGTCAACCTAGAGGTAGGAAAATCCTATCTTATCATATTTACAAAAGGTGAAAAATCTAAGTCATTACATGTCAATGCAGAGGTACCCGGTGAAATGGATCTGGATGTAGATTTTCATAATGAGAGATGCGCAAGCCTCTACTTTGATGATGAAGATCATGACTACAAGGTAAGACCCTACATCGCTGAGAAAGATGAAGAAGAGAAATAAACAATATGTCAGCCTTCAATTAGAAGAGGATGAGATACAAAATCTACTCAATCAAAAGCTTGCTGAGTATCCCGCTAAAGAGATGCTCAGTGAAGCATTGATGAGTATTGCCAAAGATTATTCAGCGTTAGACATACTTACTAAAGCACTACTAGGTTTAAAACCTATGCTTGAATACAGTGTCGGTGATGATGTAATGGTTAAGTCCAGAGGCTTGTCCGATTACAGTTTTGATGAACCAGCAATGATTGCAGCGGGTACTTTGATTGATGGTGTAATGAAATGTACCATAATAGAAGCAAACCCGTGGAAACACAATTTCTACACTGTAGAATATGAGTATATTCACAAAGACGACCAGAAGATCAAAAGCACTACATCAAATGTATCTAACAGTTACATTGTGGGACCAGATGAGGAGTTTCCTGAAGATTTAATATAATTGCACATGAAGAAAACTAAGTTTGGTATTGTTGACGCAGACGTTATGCAAGACCCGAGCCTGTCTCTTAGAGCCAAGGGAGTGTATGGTCTACTAGCAACGTTTGCCAGAAGAGACCGAACTTGTTTTCCTTCCATCAACACCCTGAGTGATTACTCCGGAACGGGTAGGAGGACAATAGAAAGAGCCCTTAAAGAACTAGAAGAAAAAGGTTATGTCAAAAAAGAGAAACGTGTATTCACCCTCAGATAAACCCAAGTTTGTATACCTGGACAAATACACCAGGAACAAATTCAAGGTTGATATTAAACTAGAGGAGTTTGAAGCAGAGGTAAAAAGCCTCAAGAAAAGAGTCAAGAAAAATCGGATAGGTCTACTAATACTAGGCGTTTCCGTGGTAATCTTGGCTATAGCAGGCATGCTAAACTAAATATAGTTAAAAATGCTATCACAAAACTTGTTGTGGATATGAAGTAAATATCATATATTTGCCTTGTGGGAATCTTAAATAAATGCTATATCAACTACCAAATGGTAAGACTGTGTATCTGTCAATTGAACAGTACCTTGACCTAACCGACGAAGACATACAAGCTCTTGTCGCAACCGGGTCAGGAGAGCAGCCGATAAATCCATTCTTTGGATCTGTCTTAGGATCCCCTTCCTCCTCAAGTAAAAGTGATGATGATGATTTCTACAACAAAGATGGGTTAGATTATGACCCTGATGATGAAGAAACAAAAACAGAAGGCCCGATAGACTTAGATAGTCTACCTGGTGAATAAATCACAGACTAAAATCATATAACTATGTCACATTTTACAGTACTCGTCATCGGAGATGACGTTGGTAAATTACTTGCGCCTTTTAATGAACAACCAGAAGATGATGATGAGGATTGTAAACCTCATCTAGTATGGAATGTTCATGGTACAAAAGGTGATTACACTGGGGATACTAAGGAAGAAGCTGAGAAAGCGTGCCTTGACGCCGGTGATACTATTGATCACGGACCTTACCCGTATAATTCTCAATCTAAATGGGATTGGTATCAAGTAGGTGGTCGTTGGAAAGATCTCATTAAGCTCAAAAAAGGAGCTGACTCAGCTATAAACGGATCTCCTTCATGGGGACAACCAAATTATAAGCCATCAACTACACATGCTGATTCAGCATGCATTAAAGATGTTGACTTTGAAGGTATGTCTCAAATAGCTGCAGATACTGCCTCTGAGCGTTATGATGAAGCTATGAAGATATTCGGAGAAGCTCCTATCAATGAAGAACAGAATGCAATGCGTGAACGCCTTACAGAAAAAGGTTATCCTATAGAGGACATACGTGAACTGTATCATAAACAGCCTCGAATGCTTGCAGCTAAATTGGCAGCTAAAGAAAACCCAGATCAAAAGGTATTCTCTATGTGGCAAGCTGATATCGATCAGTTCTTGTGCACTAAAGAAGAATACATTGAGAGAGCAAAGAAAAACTCTTTCTCTACCTACGCGGTCCTTAAAGACGGTGAGTGGCATGAAAAAGGTTCAATGGGATGGTTCAGTATGTCTGATGACAAGGTGTCTGAAGAAGACTGGGCTAAAAACTATTCTGAATTGTTAGCTTCCTTAGATCCTGAGACACGGATCACGGTAGTTGATTGTCACATATAGTCGGTGTAGGCTATTTCCAACCCCCTTAGTTAAAAAAGTTTGTGCGTTAAAATCTGCTTGGATGCTATAGTAGCAGTCCAAGTAGGATACCACGCATGAGAAGATATTGTCAAGAGTAAAGCCAGCATGTAATAAAACCGGATGCGTGGGACACCAGATGCTTAGTTAATCCTTCATTGGGTACTTCAGCGGGAAAGCAGAAAGCCGGATCTCTTGACATGAATTTTATTAAACCGCAGTGAATGAGTCACATTGCGGTTTTCTTAAACCTAGATGACTCTTATTGTTTAATCCAAAAATCAAATCAAAATGGATTCAAAAGTTAAAGTGACTGCTGATAAAGCAGGGAATGTAATCGTGAAAAGTGCCAACAACCCAGAGTTCGGGCACATTAGAGTAGAACAAACCAGAATGGTGGTAGAAGACAATGGCTTCGCAAGAAGAAAAAAGTTATCTGCCTTAATCCCTGGTACCATTACTGACCTGAAAGGGTTTGGATGGGAATCTGACCAAGAGGTTGAAGGGAAAATCATCGTGAAAGAATCGGTGAAACCATTCAACAAAAGAGATCCTGAACGTGACTTCAAAGTTGCAGGGAAATCAGGTGTTGTATGTACTGTAGATGACGCACCTATCTACCGTAAGCACTTCTACACATTAAGCAGTACTGCTGATGATGTGTTAGTTGAGCACGACAATGAAGAAGAAATCAAGGCGGCTTATGCCGAGCTGAATGAGGAGACTCAGGATGCGGTACAGCCAAATGAAAACTTCGACCTGTAATAGAGGTATAAAGTAATAGGGAAGCGCGGCCGTTATCGGTCGTGCCTTCCCTTTTTTTTGCATCCTAAGACACATCATAAGATTTATAAATTAAAAAGCAACAACCCATGACGAGAGCATTACAAGTAGAACAAACAGCATCACGCACCAGCAGATTTATTAAGGAGGAGGCTCCTTATGAGTATCATCTGTATGGTACAAAAGATGTCATGCACTATAGAGTTTACGGAGAAACCGTGAATGCACCTGCAGTGTATGAAAAAGATCTTTACAACCAAGTACAAAACTTTCTATACAAGAGAGCAATGTTTGGCTTAAAGATCTATGAGCAGGAAGAGATTCGCTCAATGCACTGGCAAAAACGTAAGCGTATACGTAAGACCCACAAGCGTGCACAAAGAATCTTGAACACTTGGAAACAAGAGGTGATGATTGAAGTAACTAATAAGTTATTCGGTACACTCTTTTCTAAGAGTCCCTTTGTAAAAGATATGTTAGAGGAGTCCAGTGCGGACTCAGAGTTTAAGAACATATTAAATTTCACTGACTTAGGCATATCAAAAGATATGATTGTTGCTAAATTAGTGGATACTGGAGTATTACCTCCAGATTATTACGCACTTAAATAATTGTTTAACCTAAATTAAAATCATGAAAGTACAAATCATTGCTAATGGTAAGGTATCCCTTGTTATTAGCCCCGAAAACAGCATGGAGGAAGAGTCTCTAAAGCAGCTGATGAAACAATCAAATGAAATTGTTGAGATACGTAACGGACTCACCGTTCTTCAACAACAATATAATACAGGCCTTGTAATACAGTCTAAGACTGCAACGCAAGTAACCAAAACTGTTGAGAAAGATCACAGTGAGCCTGACAAAACACCTGCTCAGTCTGATGAAGACTAAGCAAAAACTTTGTGATGGGTGCGGAGAGCTAAGACATATTTGGAAAAATGTGACTGAAGAAGATGGGCGTAAGAGATACTGTAAGACATGCTGGAGTTGCCGCGACAGCACTAAACCAAAGTTGAGCAGTAAACCTATCGCCCGCCACTCTCCCAAACGTGCGAAGCAGGAAGGGGAATACTCTAATAAGGCTAAGGCTTTCAAAGAGGAACACTCTTTCTGCCAAGCATGTTTACCTAATATATGCACAGGCAGAACTAATGATGTGCATCACATGAAAGGAAGAGTCGCGGATCTATTGTTAGATCAGAAGTACTGGCTCGCAGTCTGCAGGAGTTGTCACAATTGGATTGAGGCACATCCTATAGAAGCACGTGAGCTTGGTTACTCTGTATCCAAAACACAATGAAACAAAAAACAGAATCTATTAACCTACAACAGACCCGTATGGCATACAGGCTGTTAATAAACTCAAGATACGGTATGGGACAATATTATCACCCCGTCAATGAAGACAAGATGGAGCAGTTGTATAGTCATGACTATGACAACGGACTCAAACTAATGGAGCACTCCTGGATAGGCAATTACTTTGTCACCACAGTTGAGAATCTCCTAGCGCCTGGGCAACCATGGCACAAATGTAAACTTACCTGGTCAGGTGACTATGGTAAACAATATGATCACCTTTCAAAAGCTAAGCAAATAACTCCTCTGGAATCAACACATAACTACAGATACATCATTAACCATGATGAGAAACAGTTTGTTGATAAAGAGAATGCCAAAGGGTTTAAGCCCAGTTGGGATGCAGATACTGAGGAAGAATATAAGATCCATCCTCTACCTCTACTTACTGCTGACGGAAACGGCAACGGTGGCGGAGACTTCAGAGGAGAAGATCCAAATCAACTGGTAGGTTACTGGGCTGGAGACAGAATCAGTGTATCAGACATCAAGCCTGAAGAGGATTGGGAAGAATTAATTTTTGACCTAATAGAATAATGGCAAATGATAAGAAAGCGTACCTAGTAGATGTAAGTCTACGGGTACGCGTCATTATAGATGACCGGTTGGATCCCGATATAGATCCTGAATTCAATCAGGCAGTCATTAATAAAGTCAAAGAGATAGTGTTGGAAGATCCCATTAGTATCGCGGAGAATATTACTGACTGGGATGAAGATGAAGAAGTTCCTTATGATCCTGATCAAGAGGATTAGTTAACCCAAATAAACCAAAACAAAATGAATGCAATTAATGTAATTCACCCATTCAAATATCAAGGGGAATGGGTGTTTGATGACGAGTCCAAAGAGTTGGACAAAGAGCCCTTTGTTGCTGGTGCAGATGTCTTAATTGATATGCTCACCAACAACGCAGAGAAATGTACCATAGTCTTTTCTGAAACCTTATTCCCTGGAGCTGATCATACAGTGACTAGCTCTGCAGTGAATAAGGCAGACAATGACGGTACGCAAGGTACCTTCTATTACAGTGCAGAATTTGAGCATGACCTTTGGTTATGTCCAGCACTCTTGAAGTACTTTGATAAACCACCAAAACAAATTCATTTCCAAATCAAACTGTAATGAATAAAGATGAAATCCAAGCTGAAGCTTTAGAAGCAATAGGCAATTCACAACAGTGTGGTGTAGAGATTTCAATGGGTGTAGGTAAATGTGTACTAGGATTAAAGCACATGGATCAGAGGTATACAGATGTAGCCTCGTTCCTTGTGTTAGCTCCTAGAACTAGCATATTTACATCATGGGAAGATGACGCTCGGGACTTCGGTTTCGAGCACATGCTTCCTCATATACAATTCAGTACGTACAGGTCGTTGACCAAACTGAATCCTGATGCGTATGATGTAGTCTACCTCGATGAATGTCACTCTCTCAAGGAGAGTCATGAAGCCTGGTTAGATGAATTCGTACTCAAGGGTGGTACTATACTTGGCCTCACAGGCACCTATCCTGTTCACAAGAACACGGAGAAAGGTAAGATGTGTAACAAGTTCTGTCCTAAGGTATATGAATATCTCACAGATGACGCCGTTGGTGATGACATCCTGAATGATTATAGAATCTTTGTCCATAAGCTTTACCTCAACGGTCAACCGACCATTGAAGTTAAGATGAAAAAGGGCGGAAGCTTTAAGACTTCAGAGGTCAGAAACTACGGTTACTGGAATGATCGCCTGGAAGCAGCCATAACTCCTAAGCAGGAGCAGATGGCACGTATCCAAAGAATGAAAGCTTTGCAAAAGATGCCTAGTAAGGTAGACTACGCAAAGAAACTATTAGCTATGCAGACCAAGAAGACTTTGGTATTTGCTAACACTAAGGCTCAAGCCGATGACTTATGTCCTCAGCGTGTGTACTCAGGGATGGCTAAAGGAGTGGCGGAAGAAAATCTCAATGCATTCAAGACAGGATCTATTATGAAACTCAGTGCTGTTGATCAGCTAAGTGAGGGAGTAACGGTACCTGACCTGGAAGTAGGAATAATCCTTCACTCTTACTCTAACAATAGAAAAGCAGCACAAAAACTCGGAAGATTTCTTAGACTTAATCCAGATCAGATTGCTACTGTTCACATACTATGCTATGTAAATAGTGTAGATCAGCAATGGGTAGAGAACGCCATTGCAGGATTTGACCAAACCAAAACAGAATGGATAGATCCAATTTAATGACTGTTGATGTGGCTGGTAACACAATTCACTATGAGTCTCGGCTGGTTGTGCTCGCAACTTAATTTCGCTCAGCCTCGTGAATCCGGTAGAGGCATGGAGATATGGCGTACCGGCGCCTGCAGGTTCGAATCCTGCCAACAGTCCCAAATAAAAACCAACAACATGATGTATGAAACATTAGCCCTGGGCTCACAGATGTACGCAGTGCATAAGAAGTATCAGGATGAGAAGATTAACGGCGGCAAGGTTATAGTCTGCCGCGTTAAGAGCTTCGAGAACAGAGGAGGTGAGATCTTACCAATCCTTACAGAGAAAGGTAATGTCAAAAGAGTCGTTGACCCTAAGTCCCATTACCTATTTATTGAACTCCCAAAGGCCATTGATGCCATACGTGGAGATGGAAGGTGAGGTTACACTTAAGCCAGTTGATGTAAAAACAATTGAGGCAGGGACTATTGCAGTCCTTGGTAACCTAGGTAAAGCAGTAGGTATAGTTACAGTTGAACACATGGATCCTGATGGGAGATGGGTTGTAGCTGGAGATTGGACAGGTGCTCTATGCCCTACTATGAAACTATGTACTTTAGTAGTCCGTGACGGAAACGCTAAGCAATACCCCCTCAAATTTAACCAGTGGAAGAAATCCATTAAGTCTGGTGAGGTAAACACTGATAAGGTAGTAACCTTTAAGTTAAATCCTGCTAGATTTGTATCCGGGAATTACATGAATGAATGTTCTTTATGCACTAGTCAATTCATTGGACACAAGCGTCAGCCTGTGTGTGAAGACTGCTGTAATAAGAACGTGACAGCACAGATAATCCTGACAAAAAAAGAACCTAAACAAGCCACCAAAGTCAAACGCAAGCGCATCATGAATTCCTCTACCACCAAGCTAATAGCAATGGAAGCGTATAAGAAGGGAGTAAATGGCGTGAGCTATAAAGAAATGGAAAAGTGGCTCAATAAAACAATAAAATAGTATGGCACTAACATCGTTAATAATACCCACAGAACAAGGGTCAAAGTATTTACAAGTAGAAACCATACCAGGTGACAATGGAGTTATTGTTCACTGGTTTGGATGTGATGAAAACTTTCAACACATTGGTGAGGCGGATGCTTCAGCAGACAAAAGAAGTGAAGAGCAGTTTCATGTGGAACTGAGAGCAGCAGCTGCAGAGAAAGAGCAGTTCATAACTTCACACAGTACTAATCCTGAATGGAATCCTGAAGGTTATACCAAAGGTCATTCAACAAATGAAGAAGAATAATGGGAGCTCAAAGTATAGTAGTAAGCGCGCGTGGTAAGAACATGCGTGATGCATTCAACAATGCAGTAGAAGAAGCTAATGATTATTATGGACACCAGGAAGGTTATTCCGGTGCCATAAACAATTGTGAGTTAACAGGTGATTGGACAAACAAGAGAAGTAATTATCCTGAGGATGATCACTTTCATGAGGCCATTCTTGATTACACAAATAAGCGAGATGTCATTGGGTATTGCACTCAAGATCCTGTTGGTAATGCAAACAAGATTAAGTCAGTCGTGAACAACATGCCTCAGCATGGTACTCGTAAATGGAAAACAGTATATGAAGCTGTTGATTACGGAGACTCTGTTGTAGCTACAGCTGATACACAAACAGAGTGTATCAAAAAAGCTAGAGCTTATGTTGAAAAGAATCCTAGCGGTTCTGCTATTAAGATAAGAGTTAATAAAATCTTAGTAGAAGGCAATCAAATTTGTGCTACAATCGCATACAAGAAGTCATCACGTGAGCGTCAAGGCTCGTATACATTTGTAGGATGGGCACCTTGTTAAAGTATTGGTGGTGGAGGGTGTATGTTTTCCGCAAAGATAAATTTAAACTTACCTTTGATGAAAACATCACTTGGAAGCTAGGAGACGTAGCCGTAAACAATTATGTAATGTATATTGGTAAGGGTTATTGGATCCTTACCAAGTATGCAGAAATAGATCTCGGATAATATGGCAAATATAAAAACAAACAGTCAGTATATGGAAGGCAAGTGGGCCGCTGAAAGAACAATTCCTAACATCAGTTCAACCAACTATGAAACACTTGAGGGTGCAGTGATTGCTAAGGCAACACTCATTGAAAGTTTTGAGAAAGAGTTTGGTTTCTCTCGTGATATGGAAACTCCAGACAGCAACTACGCTTACAACCTTGGTATGCTTGACGCATTCAAAACCGCGTATGACTTACAAGAAAAAGGGAGCCTCGAAGATTGTGAAGAATCACAAGGCCAAGAAGAAGAATGAAGATGGTGTCTTGGACACTGCAGACTTCAAAGCAAGAAAGAATCACTTCAGATGTACGGAGTGTGAAACCAATTACTACACCTCAGAAGATAAGGCACCACCAAGTCCTCGCTGGTCTGATGGTCATGTGTGTAACATGGTATTAATAAGCAAGCCGGGTGAGTAAAATCACCATATGCTGAACTCAGGGAATACAAGATGAGTCACGTTTATTGTGTTAATTTAAAATACTAATTATGAAAAAGGAAAAAGTACTAAGTCAAATGGAGCGCCACCTTGAGCTGCTCAACCAATTAACAAAGAAGTTAAATGAAGACAACTTCACTAAATTAAATCTAGTTGAGTTGTCTAAGAGATGTTCCAATCAAGGGTATATACCTCGAGCTCTAATTGATCTCGGGATCCTTGCCAAACAAGGTAAGAACAGCTACATCATATTGAAATCTTTTGATCCGTCAAGCCGTATTGTAGCAAAGTCTATCATGGACAAGACTACAGCACTAGCTCTTGAATACAGAGAGAAGCGGAAGAGTAAGCCAAAACCTAAGCGCTCTTTCTTTAAGAAGAAGCCTAAGAAGAAAGGCAAGTCGGGTGTTTCATTCTCAATCCTCTGGGGGCTATTCAAATTTGAAAAGAAATGAGTCTAGAGAAATCAGTACGTCTGGAGTTCCGAGAGGGGCGTTCAGACAAAGTGTATGAGATGGATCTCATACCTGTTGAGGATAAGTTCCTCGTAAAGATTGTATACGGTGGCAGATGGAATGCCAACAACCGTTATTGTAAACCGGATGCTCCAACATCATACGCTAAAGCGCTAGATATCTTTGAAGATCTTGAGCGCAAGAAGCGTAAGAAAGGATACGTTGATCAATGATCGCTGACGTAACCGATAATGGGATTAAGTATGACTGGTATGTCACTGGCCCGCAAGGCGCACGCTTTGAACTTTATACACATGAAGGTCACAGCAAGTCGCAGATTGAAGCTGCTAAAGAGCAGCTCAAACGTGAACAGGATGTAGTTAAATTCTACATCATCAAGCTGACACGTAAGGAATGGAACAGACTGAAGTTATTCTTTCACCCTGTTGCAAGTATTAATGATAAACTTAATGAAGAATACCATGAGCAATCAGAACATTGAGCTACGCTTTCAAGAAGGCGCCTCGGATAAAGTATACCAAGCAGAACTAATAGAAACTCCTGATGGATGGCTTGTTAATTTTGCATACGGTAGGAGAGGTAATGCTCTCACTACAGGAACTAAAACCAAGACACCAGTAAGTTATGATAAAGCACTCGCTGCTTATGAAAAACTAGTCAAGTCAAAGATGGCTAAGGGCTATAAGGCTGATGGTGTTTCAGGTTCAATAGCGGTAGTAGATAAAGAAGACACCGGGCTAAGACCTCAGCTTCTAAATGAAACGGATCGTGATGCTGCAACATTCATGAAAGATTTCATTTTCAATCCTGACTATTGTATGCAGGAGAAGTATGATGGAAGAAGACGTATGATCAAGAAGTCAAGGGACGGCGTGGTCGGTGCTAACAAGAAAGGAGTTAAGGTTGCCTTACATCCCTCTATTGAAAAAGCATGTCACGGAGTCATCGGCGGTTCGTATGTAATGGACGGTGAAGACATGGGTGATCAGATCATGATCTTTGATGACTTGACAAAACCTAATCTTCATTATGAAGAAAGGTATGCAAGTTTAAAAGCTAAGCTGGAATACAATCAACATCTTATACCCGTTGAGACAGCGTTCACAACGCAAGCTAAACATGAGATGTGGAATAGATTACTCAAAGAGCGTGCTGAAGGAGTGGTGTTCAAACTTATTGACGCACCTTATTCACCAGGCAGACCTGCTTCAGGTGGAGCTCAGTTCAAATGTAAGTTCTATGAGACAGCTTCCTGTATTGTTTCTGGTCATCACCCTACTAAGAATTCAATCAGCTTGGATGTCTATGATGACAATGACTTGATTGATGTGGGTAACGTAACAGTATATCCCAATCAGGTAACACCTGCTGTGGGAGATATCGTTGAGGTCAAGTATCTCTACTACAACCCAGGCGGATCTTTATACCAACCAGTATTGTTAGGTGTAAGAGATGATGTGGACATGAGAGAGTGTCTTATTGATAAACTAAAAGCACCTAAGCATGCTACAGTATGATACATACATTGTAGCTTTCTCAGGAGGAAAAGATTCCATGGCCTGCTTCTTACACCTATTAGAAATTGGTGTACCAAAAGAGAAGATAGAGCTGTGGCACCATGACATTGACGGACGTGAGTCTGACAAAGTCTTTATGGATTGGGAATGTACACCGGATTACTGTCGTAAAGTAGCGGCAGCATTCGGCGTACCGATCTATTTCTCCTGGAAAGAGGGAGGGTTTCTTAGAGAAATGCTCCGCAACAATGAAGCCACTGCTCCTACAAAGTTTGAGTTACCTGATGGTACAGTAGACCAAGTAGGTGGTAAGGGTAAACCTAACACCCGTCGTAAGTTTCCGCAAATTACTGCGGACCTTAGGACAAGATGGTGCAGCGCCTATCTCAAGATAGATGTTGGATCCTCAGCAATACGTAACCAGGACAGGTTCAATAACTCTAGCACATTAGTTATCTCAGGTGAGAGAGGAGAAGAATCACCAGCTCGTGGTAAGTACGCAGTACTTGAACCGGATCGTGCTGATGGTAGAGATGGGAAGAAGAAACGCCTTGTAGATAGATGGCGTCCTATCCGTGACTGGAAAGAACAGGAAGTATGGGACATAATGGAACGTAATCAAGTGCGTCCTCACCCTGCTTACTACCTCGGATGGGGTAGAGTGTCCTGCAAATTTTGTATATTTGGTAATGCTAATCAGTTTGCCAGCGCGTTCAAGATAAGCCCTAATCAGGGTGAGTGGATGATCAACCTAGAAAAAGATTTTGGTTGCACCATGAAACGCAAAAAAGACTTGGCTACTTTGAGAGATGAGGGTGTACCTTATGAAACTATGAATGACTTCATGGTTGATGTAGCAACAAGTTATGAGTACAATCTATCAATATTTACTAACCATTGGGTCATGCCTGCCGGAGCATTCGGGGAGAGCTGTGGTCCTACATAATTTAAAAAGATGGAAGACCTAGTAGAAGCAGTCATTGAAGAAATCAAAAATGATTTGCGTAATGGAGATGAGACAGCAATCTTTGAGATGTTGCTCTTGTGTCCTAAAGAGGTTCTGGAGAATTATCTACCAGAATAATTATTAACCAAAAACAAATGCTTATGTTATTCACATTAGGTTTGATTGCATTCCTCCTGATAGGTGGAGCAATCATCGGGATAGATAAGCTCATTAAACATTTCAAAAAATGAAAGCACGTGATTTATTTGAACGGTACCAGGGCCTTGGAATTATAATCTTATTCATGATTATAGTATTCAGCTCAATCGCAAGGGCAGCAATGCCATCTGATCCTCATACTATAGCAATGGTAGACAGTGTCAGAACGGAAATAGAAGAACAAGGCATCAAACATCCTAACATAGTCTTACGCCAATCCATCTGGGAAACCGGGTGGTATAAGTGTGACAATTGTTCTAGGAGATACAATAACTTGTTCGGCTTTAGACACAAGTCATGGGTCAGTGAGGGTAACCCTAAAGGTTATCTGAAATTTGATACATGGCAGGCGAGTGTAGTGTACTATAAAAAATGGCAGAAGAAGCGTTACAAGGAGGGTGATTACTACACCTTCCTCATTAACGTAGGTTATGCACAAGATGGTGATCTATATGTATCCCATCTCAAATCACTTAGCGTATGAGCGGTAAACATAATATCCTGAGTGTACGAAGAGTAAAGCGCGGGAACCAACTGGTCTTTAAAAGCCAGGGGGATCTTGCAATTTACAATGAGTTCATGAAAGGTCTGGAGGAGGGCCAAGAAGTAGATGAGTTCCTGGAGTCAATTGATTCTAGCGGAACTAAACCTCAACTGGCAAAGATCCACGCCTGCATTAAAGAGTTAGCCAATGAGATTGGTTATACTTTTGAAGAGATGAAAAAGGAGATCAAAAGAAGATCCGGTCTAGCGATCGGTGACTTGACGTCTGATGGTTACGTTAAATCATTTGCTGATTGTTCTGTCCAAGAGTTGGGCGGCGTAATTGAAACAATAATAGAAGTTGGAGAGAACGTTAACATTAACTTTCGGGGTCATTTTCCATTGCGGTCATAAATTCTTTGAGAGGTTTGTTAACCATGATACCTTGAGCTTGAGCTTTGGCTTCAATCTCAGAGCATAAACTTATGAGGGTTATGAAGTTATACTCATCATTGTTTATAGGCTCGCGAGTCTTTAACTCTTCAGTCATCTTAATCACATCAATGCCGTGATTATTACCAAAGGCTGTAAGTAGAGCAATGATGCGCCCGTAGAAGAATCCGCTCACTTGAATATTTATTACTGATTCAAATGGAATTGTACCCACTTCTTTCTCGAGATCTAAACCTTCTGTATTATCTTTACTCATACAGCAAACTTACAAAATTTATTTAATATGACCACAGTCAACATACCCATAATGCAACAGACGTTGTACGACAAATATCTCAAGCCGTCGGGCTGGGGAGATAAACTTAAAACGTTTCTTCTTAGTGAAGATTTTAAATCTGTGCTAGAGTATCTAGTTGCAGAGTCAGGCAGTGGTAAGAAATTTACACCAGTGCTGAAACAAGTCTTCAGAGGATTTCAAGAGTGTCCTTATGAAGAGCTGAAAGTTATCATAGTTAATACTGAACCCTATTGTGGTGCTGGTATAGCGGATGGTATCGCATTCTCTTGTGCTAACACCGACAAGGTACAGTCATCTCTACAACACATATTCAAAGAACTAGAACGCACAGTCTATCCTGATGGGATGAGGTGGGATCCTGATCTGAAGAGATGGTCTAACCAAGGAGTGTTAATGTTGAATACGTCATTGACAACTCAGATAGGTAACCCAGGTACACATGCTGAACTATGGAAACCTTTCATGGCTTTCTTGTTTGATATGCTCGCTCATTATAATTCAGGACTCATCTATGTTTTCATGGGTAAGGACGCCAAGGAGTGGGCCAAGATGGTACCAGTTAACAATTACAAAATGTTCACCATACATCCTGCCTTTGCTGCTTATACAGACTCAGAGTGGAACAGTGGCGGCGTATTCAATCAGATAAATAAAATTTTAAATCAAAATCAAAACACAGAGATCACATGGTAAAAGGAGCAACGCACCCTAAACAATGGTCGGAACGTGTAGCAGAACTCAACAGTAAGGGAATGCTTACTGCTGATCAGAAGGAAACTTTAGGTAAGATGATTACCTCTCCAGATAAGGAGAACTTCATTCTTGCCCAGGAGATTCTTAAAGCCAAGATGAGTGAGAAACTCATTGAAGGTTTGAATGAAGATCAGACAATAGCATTTGCAGAAATACTAGAGTTCTTTACTGATACCCAAGAAGACGCATTCGTTCTTAAGGGATACGCAGGTACAGGTAAAACATACCTGGTCAAGCGTATAATAGAATACATCACAGCCAGTTATCCGGCGAGAAGGATTGCAGTAACAGCACCAACAAATAAAGCTGTTCAAGTACTGCAAGCCAATGCTCCGTATAACTCTAAATCTTCTACGTCACTTGTATTTGAGGATCTGTTTAACTCAGCTTCTCAAATGGAATATATGACTATCCATAAACTACTGGGACTCAAGGAGCAGATCACTGCTTCAGGACAACAGTTGTTTAAGGCGGATGGTAAGAACAAGAGTGAGATCACTAAGTTTAAATACCTAATCGTAGATGAGGTATCAATGCTTGATGACCACCTGTGTAATGAAATACTTAAGCACAGTAGTGGCCTTAAGATTTTATTCATGGGCGATCCTGCTCAGATTCCACCAGTGAACAAAGAAGATTGTATTCCGTTCCATGAAGACCATGACTATAGTTTCCGAAGAGCTGAGCTCACGGAGATTATGAGGCAGAAAGGTGACCATCCAGTTGTGGATGCATCATTTCTACTTCGAAACAACTTGCAGGTTAATCAGCCAATACCTGTATTAGAAACAAACCTCAATGATGCTGGCCACGGTATAGAATATTATAACTCAGAGACGGATCGCAAGATGATCAGACCTCTGTTGAATCAATACTTCAACTGTGACGCATTCAGAGAGAACGCTGACCACGCTAAGGTAATTGCTTGGCGTAATAAAACTGTAGACTACATGAACAGCATCATTCGTGAGCTCATGTATGGTGAAGACATTGAACCGTATGTTGTAGGTGAAAAACTTATAGCACGTAAACCTATCTTTGAATTGAAGACAGGTGGAAGATATCCTCAATGGCAGATCCAATTCAATACTTCTGAGGAAATGGAAGTAGAAGAAGTGAAGATCCTCACCAAACGCAAGTTTGAAGGTCAATACAATATGCAGATGAAAGTTTATCAACTGAAAGTTAAAGGGTATGATGCAGTAAACCGCATCCACTTTAAAAACTATATCAGTGTGATACATCCTGACAGTGCTGCTGAATACAAAGCATTACTTAAGCAGGCAAAGGATCGTGCTATTGAGATGAGAGAGGCTAAGCGCTGGGTAACCTACTTCAATATTTTGAAGTGGACAGCTGACGTTGCGTATAACTACGCGATCACATGTCACAAAGCTCAGGGTAGTACTTATAAGAATGTATTCCTAATGGAAGAGGACATCGACCTTAACCGTAAGACAAGGGAACGTAACCGTATCAAGTACACGGCTTACTCAAGACCAACAGATAAATTATTTATTTTACGTAAAAACTATCAACAATGATAAAATACATCAAAGTAGAAGATGCCACAGAAGCTCTAGAGAGATTAGAGTTGGGTAAAGTTAGATTGAATACCACGGATGAGGATGGAGGTCCTGAGACTCCGTGGGTAAAAACAATGTCGGACGGTAGACAGGTTCTCCAGAACCATGCTATCAACTTTCATCCTTTCCCGTCTTGGGGAATGGTGCTGCCGGAAGGATATGAACAAGACATCACTGCTATACGTGAGGCAAAAGAGTTTCCTCTTCACCCAGAAGCGTATGCTATGTATGTTAAAGACGGTATCATTGATGATGCTGGAATGTTTATCACACCTGAGCAGCCTGCTGAAGAGTAATGAGTTTAGTAGAACACGTTCAAAGGCGTACCAAAATAATAAGACCATCGGGAAGGAGTACTGATTTCATTGCTCCTTCCTTCGGTCATGGTTGCCTGCTCAACTGTACGTACTGCTACATGAAACGACATAAACCTGTAGGTTTATCCGTTGCAAAAAATGTGAATGATATTCTCACAGAAATTAATTCGCATGCTTGGTTTGACACCACTGTTGTCAAGCCTAATCAAACACATGAGCAGTACATTACTTACGACATCTCATGTAATGAAGACTTTGCTCTTCACAGAAAGTATTATGACTGGGAAAATATATTCCAGTTCTTTGTAGAACATGAGCTCGCTATGGGTTCATTTGCAACCAAGATAATTCCTACGGAGTTTCTTGAGTTTAATCCTCAGGGCAAAATCAGGATCCGGTTTAGTTTAATAACACCGCGTATAGCTGATGACCTTGAGCCAAACACTGCAGCAATCACCGATCGCATCAAAGCTGTCAATAAATTTATTGAAGCTGGTTATGATGTACATCTAAACTTCAGTCCTGTCGTAGTATATGAAGGATGGCTCACAGATTACGCTCATTTATTTGCAGTGTGTGATGCACTCATATCAAAAGAGCACCAAGAGAAAGTTCTTGCAGAAGTAATATTCCTCACTCACAATGAGGCTAAGCACTTCTACAACCTCGATAATAAACTAACAGGTGAAGATCTGTTATGGACTCCTGAGAAACAGGAGCAAAAGACCTCTCAGTATGGAGGCAGGAATCTACGCTACCGTAGAGATCTTAAAGCCAAGTACATTAGGCAATGGCAGGATCTCCATGATGAGATGATTCCCTGGAACAAAATCAGATACATATTCTAATTATGAGTGAATTCAAAAGAGACATCAAAGACTGGTGTCGTATTATAGACCTGAAGGAACATAGAGTACTTCTTGTAGTAGAAGAGGACCACGAAGAAGGTCCCGCAATGACAATGACAACACAGCTAGAAGGAGTGCGTGTTAAACTTGGACTTGGGTTCAATGATTTAGAAGACGCCTTTGCTGCCATGGATAGTTCTACTGCTGAGCAGTTAGAAGAAACCATTGCCAATCTTAAAGCTCAAATGTTAGATCCTGATGTGGATAGCAGAGAAAGAAGCTAGACTCTTAGCAGCACATGCTGAAAGGGCGGAAAGGTACGTCATGTTCTACTACCGCCCTGAGCATGATGCTATAAGAAAGCAGAGAGAGGACAACCGTAAGTGGGGAGTGATAAAAGTTCTCGGTAAGGAGAAGCTAGTATTTGTTGACCGCCTCACTATGAAGGCATACAAGGTAGATGGTTATCAAGCTACGTGGATGGAGATTAAAAACTTTGAGTTCTTACGTTGGGCTAGAGCCATGGACTTGTAGTCTTTCCCGTCTTACTATCATCTTTCCCACACACAATCACAAATTACTCACCAATAATCACTATATTATGGTAATAGAAGAACTCCCAGACGTGGATGAAAAAACAGAGGTAGAGAAAGGATGGCAAATCATCCTGCACAATGATGACGTAAACTCTTTTGAGCATGTTATCGACTCACTAGTAAAATACTGTAGACACAGTAAATTGCAAGCAGAGCAGTGTACTCACATCATACATTTTAATGGTAAAACTGATGTAAAACGCGGTAGTCTTGATGACTTACTTCCTATTCAGGTAGCATTATTAGATCAAAAGCTATCAGCAACCCTTGAAGAAGTTTAAACTTAATTAGTTTAAATTCTGTATATTTGCTTCATACGTATAACTTTAAAATGTTAGATCATGAAGTACACAAAAGGTACGGCACCGTTTGCCATTAAAGACGGAAAGAAAACATTAATCCAAACTTTTTGCCAATCACCAAAGCAAGGTTTAAGAGGTAACTCTTACAGCAATGCTCTTATGGTGACTGCAAACCAAAGTGATAAGATGGTTTTGACATCAGACGCTAAATGTCTATTGCCTTATCTATCTCGTGGAGCGATCCTAGATAGATCTCACAATATCAATCTGGGAGAAGTGACAGAAATCACCGTACATCCTGAAATATGGGATACACTCGTAGAGCAAGGCGTTCTTGACAAGAATGGAAATCCTCTACAAGTAAAGGGTGCTGAAGCAAAAGTGGAAGAAGATGTTCCTACAATGCCTGCACCAGAACCAGAGGCAGCCGCAGAACCAGAAGAAGCTCCGAGAGCTGAAGCTGAAGCTGATCCGGCAAGTAATCCTTTGGATGTAGATGGTGATGGTGATGTTGACGCAGCTGATGTAGCTGCAGTAGCAGAAGCAGCAGCTAATGCTGATGCAATTGACGCAATGACTTTACCTCAGCTTAAGAAAAAATACAAAGAAGTATTTGGAAAAGCTCCAGGAAGTAACTGGAAGAAAGAAACTATTGCTAATAAGATCAAAAAATCACTTTAGTAATATGGCTGTGATAAGACCAGTGAATATTGCGCTGGTACTTATCCAACCAACTTTAGTCCATTTTAATTTACGGCTCTCTTTTTTGAGGGCCGTTTTTAATCCTACTATCTCCAAATCCAATCCTTCAATAATGAACTTCTGGTTCATCATGATATTTTCCTTGGCAATTATGACACTGTCTTTTGCTGAGACCACATTTTGCAAAGCAACAATAGCAGTATCCTTATAGAGGATCTGTTTCTCACATATATTTAATAGAGTATCACACTCATTTGCGTAGACAACGCGATCAGCAATGTTCTTGAGTTCAGCTGGAGTGTAACAAGTAAGTGTATCCTTACCAGTTTGACCGTATGACACTGTCGAGCTGAGTAGTAGTAGCAGTACTATTGAACTTATATATTTCATGATAAACATGTTTGATTGTTGGTTTAATATTCTGTAGACTGTCGCTCAATTTAAGAGCATCATCAGCAATTGTTTGCATCTTGGTAGCCTCAGCTTCCCAGAATTCAGCTTTCTTACGCTCAACTTCAATTTGTTCAAGGTAAGGAGTCTTATCAAATTCTTCTACTACCGTCTTTGGTTTCCTGAAAATCAAAATACAAGCCAGTAATAAGATTACAGCAAGTAAAGCACCAATAACGTGCTCAGCTTTAAACATCTGACGGTTCATTTTCAGATTCAACTTTAGATGCTGGTGTCTCACCTCTCTTTGGAAGAGCTCTGCTCAACACACTTAAACCAAGCAAGTAACTTGCGGCTATAAGCATTGAGTCAAACAGATGATGATCTATTTGGTAAAAAGCAAATCCGTCTAATACATAAGTAATAGACACTAAAAGATAAGAGATGTGACCCCATATCTTTTTTGATGAATATTTACCACCTTTGTTCTCTTTTAAGAGATCTTGGATAAATGTGTAATTCCATTTTTTCATAGCCGCAATTTTAAAAAATGGTGGGCTGATCCTTAAATGCTCTGAATGAACGCGATTGGGAATCTTTAAGATAAGAACCAGCCCTCCCACCTATATAATATAAGCAATATTAATCACTAATCAAAACATGTATGCCTAGTTACAGACCACCCGTCTCCAGAAATCAGTACCATGACCTGGAGATTTATTACCACAAACTTGTAATGTTCATACAGTCTTGGGATTTTAGAGACATGAAAAGTGAACAGCAAGCAAGGATCTATAGAGAAATAACTTACATGGAAATTACCATAGATGTATTAGGTGCTCTTTTTGCCAAACCAGACGGTATAGAAAAACCTGTTATCGCTTGGTTAGTAGATGCAGATCCTCTCGAACCTCACATCGTACACAGATTCTCATGTGTTAAAGTTGCGGCAGGTGCTACAGGTTGTAATCAATCTAAAGTATCCGCTGTATGTAAAGGCAAGCTTCCTAATACGGGCTCTGAAAGCCGACGTGATGTTAAGACAGGTAAGATAGTTTCCTTCAATAAGTATAAATTTGTATATGAGGAAGATTATGATGAGCCCCTCATAACAATAACCCCAGGTACAACAAAAAATAAAACAGATGAGCAAAACATTACTGAAACAAATGGAGATCTTTGACATGATCACACAGAAAGGACTCAGTCCTAATCAATACTATGTCTTGTGTTCAATGAAAGATTCTGTTACACCGATCGTAACCAATCTCCATCTTGAATTAAGACTGCTTAAATCTTCTGGTTGGATTACTGAAACAACTCCACCAAAAATAACACCTGAAGCACAGGCTTTAATTACTAAAGTTGAAAGACTGTTCAAGGTGCAGAAAAAGAAGACTACCTCTCAATTACTCGGTAAGGATTACAAAGAGAAACTCAAACAATATATTGAGCTATTCCCTAACGTCAAATTACCAAGTGGGAGCGCTGCAAGATCAGCACCAAAGAACGTAGAAACTCGTATGAGATGGTTCTTTGAAAATAATGAATATGACTGGGATTTAATACTTAAAGCCACAGCCGTATACGTTGATGAATATCAATCTAAAAACTGGAAGTTTATGCGCAACTGTCAGTACTTTGTTAAGAAGCAAGAGCGTGATGGAACTATCCTATCGGATCTTGCAAATTATTGCGCCATTGTAGAATCAGGAGGGGATGTAGAGAGTACACCCACCTTCAAATCAAAAGTTGTATAACATGAAATATCATAAAATAATTATCTCAATCCTGATGAGTATACTCATCTGGAGGATAGTGTGTATTACCATCATAGAAATCTCACTATTCAACTTCATATTAATAGAAATTGTTATTGCTATTGGTGAATTTTTTACTAAATTTGGCCTAGCAAAAGCGGAAGGGAAACCCACTGATTTTAAGACTAAAGAAGACATACTTCATCCGAGCAATAAAGCAGGTGAATAGGAATCTTAGCCTCTAAAAAATATGAGTAGATTAGCACCAAAAAAGAAAAAATGGAGTAACCAGAGACAAGCCTTTCAGGACGCTTTGGTTTACATTGACGGTAGACGTAAAGGAAAAATCAGGAGTATGCAAACTCCTTGGGCTAAGGTTAATGATGCAGGAGTAGATGGACTTGAGTGGAACTCAATGCTAGTACTTGGCGGAAGACCTGGAACCGGAAAGACCACAATCAAATCACAAATTACACGCGAAGCATTTAAGCTCAATCCAGGAGAAAATATTCGTGTCCTTGAATTCCAATTCGAAATGATGGCTAGAGTACAAGCTGTCCGTGAATTCTCTAATGTAACTGGGCTATCCTATAAGGATGTCTGTAGTGCAGGTAGAGATGAAAAGACAAACAAGCTTAAACCTCTATCAGACGCTGAGATTGCCAAGTGTCATGCTTACGCCAAAAACAAAGTTAAAGACCCAGTTGATATAGTTGAAACACCATTAACCACAGATGAGTTTAAAAGAACTATCCGTGACTACATGGAAACATATTCCACCACAGAGCAAGTCGTAGACAAAAATGGTACACCTTACACTAAGAAAGTATACCAGAAAACAATTATCACTCTTGACCATTCATACTTAGTCAAGAAAGCCAAAAATGAAGGGAGTAAAACTGACATGCTCTACAACCTCGGTGAGGCTTGTACAGAACTTAAACGTCAGTACCCTATTATCTTTATAATCTTATCCCAACTCAAACGTGAAACTGATAGACCAGAGAGGAATGAAGACGGTAAATACGGAAACTATATCCTAGAATCAGATATACTCGGTGGTGATGCGCTCGTGCAGCATGCTGATATGATCATAGGTATAAACCGTCCTGCAAAGAGATACATCAAGTTCTATGGACCTGATAGGTATATCATTGAGAATGATGACGTGTTAGTCTTTCATTTTATTAAGTGCAGGAACGGAGATGTTCGTATGAGCTTCTTCAAAGCAGAGTATCACCGGATGGCAGTGACAGAGATGGCCACGCCGGGCACACAGAATAAAAAGATCTCTACTAATATATAAATATGGGACTATCAACAAAAGACACAGGCACCAACACGGGTGTCATGAGTAAGAAGGCTAAGATAGCACACCTCAAAGAGAAGCATGAGCGGCTCTTTGGACTTGAAGGGGTAGGTTCTAATGCTAAATTCATTCCGAAGATGGCATACATACCACGCGGACAAGACGAAAGAGTCATCGCGTTGTTCCCAAGTGAAATAAAAGGAGACCAAGATGTCTATACTGAGTTCGTAAGTTCTGAGTATGACCCTGAAGATCCGGAAAGAAGGTTATGGAAATGGCCTTTCAATCCTCACTGGGAAGAAGAGTATGGGACAACAGAACCACACCACAAGACAGGACATGTGCGCTACCTTATACCTGTAGATGAATTGTTAGATGTTGCGCAAGCACATCATAACGCAGAAGTCGCTGAAGTCAAAGAGAAGCAGTTTGATCTGCCTGACTCTGATGATGATCAGCCGATTAATCAATTAACAATTAGAGACAAAGCAGCAATAGATTGGAAACTACCAGTGAGTAGAAAACCATGGCTGAATAATCTAATCAAGCAGCAATTTAACAACCAGAAATAAGATGGCAGAAATCAAGTTACCCACCCAGAAAGTGAAAGCGGCCCATCAGAGCCCCAAGAATCTGATAATTTTCTCTAAGCCTAAAGTAGGTAAGACAGAGCTACTAGCTCAATTACCTGAATGTTTATTGTTAGACCTCGAGGGAGGATCTGACTTTGTGGATGCAATGAAGCTCCAAGCAACTTCAGTTGAAGATATCAAGGCAATCGGAGAACAAATAAAAGCCCACGTTGCAGAACACGGTAAGGCTCCATACAAGTACATTGCAGTTGATACTGTAACGGCTTTGGAAAACATCTGTATTCCTTATGGAGAGATCCTGTATTCTAAAACGGCTCAGGGTAAGCATTGGTTTAAAGCAAAACCAAATCAGAAAAGTGGTAAAGCCCAGTATGGAAACATACTCAACTTACCAAATGGCGCAGGTTATGCATACTTACGTCAGGCAATGACCAACATTACCGAGTACCTTAAAAGTCTCGCACCAAGAATTATACTTGTAGGACACGTTAAAGATGTTCTCTTAGAAAAGAACGGCGGAGAGTTTACCTCTTCTGATCTTGATCTTACAGGTAAAATCAAAAGAATTATGTCTTCTCAGTCGGACGCAATTGGATACTTATACCGTAAAGGAAATCAGAACATCTTGAGTTTCAAGACAACTGATGAAGTATCTTGTGGAGCACGTCCTGAACACTTGCGTAACGCTGAGATTGTTGTGTCAGAAATGACTGATGAAGGACTAGTTACCCACTGGGACAGAATATATATTGATTAATTTAAAAACACATAAGTTATGGCTTTAAGCACTAAAGATGTAAAAACCGGTGGTGAAGGCGGAGGCCTTCCGAAAACCATCCAGCCTGGAAATACCAGCGCTGAGATTTTAGAAATAAGATTAGATCAACCAAACTTCTTGAAAGCAGAAGATGGTTACTTTCTAATACTTGAAATGATGACACCAAAGCCTACAGAGGACTTTGTTGGATTCTTGTTAGACAAAAACAATCCTAATGGCGGGAACTATGATGGGCCTGTTGGTCGTGTCAAAGGTAGCCGTTGGGCTTTCCGTGATGGGAAGACTAAGAGTGGTATTGAAATCAGTCGTGATAAGGAAATCATGAAGTATATCAAGAACCTTTGTGAAGCACTAGGTGGTGCTTCTATGAAATGGTGGGATGAATCTGATGAGAAGTACAACACCATTGAGGATATGATTGAGGCTTTCAATTCAGATGCTCCATTCAAAGGTGTTTCTTTGAACTGTTGTATTTGTGGTCGTGAGTACTACAACAATGATGGTTACATCAATCATGATTTGTACTTACCTAAGTTCAGTAAAGCGGGTGTACCGTTTGAGGAACTTGATAATCCTAAGAGTCGTCTTCTTGTATTCAATGAGGCGGATCACATTGAGAAAGCTGAGCCTCGTGAGGTGGAAGAGTTCTCAGGTGATGAAGAGACTGCTGAAGATACGTCAACCGATCTTACTGATGTAAGCGGTACTGACTCTCCTCCTGCAGAGTTTGAACTTTAATAACAGTTCAGTTTGTTCAACAAAAGAGGGGGGCCGGTGGTCCCCTTTTTTAATTATAACACTATGCTAAGAACCAAATCATTTGTATCAAGTATTACAGAGGTTCCAAGAGAGTGGGTCTTTGAACATTATTTAGAACTCGTTGAGAAGCTAACGGGGCAAGACATTAAGATGAAGTCAATCTTCAACCCTAATGACACTAAGCCCTCATTCTTTGTATTCTATTCAGCAACCAAACGGAAGTACCTTTTCAAGGACTTCTCAACGGATCGCGCTGGAGACGGTACTGAAATGGTGAAAGAGATGTATCATCTTACTACCAGAGGAGAAGCTGCTCATAAAATCATTGATGACTATAACAAGTTTGTGCTTTCCAATGGAGACGCATACAGAGATAGAATCTTCAAGTTACAAGAGAAGTTCAAAGTGTCCGCTTTTACCCCACGTAATTGGACCAAAGTAGACCAGAGATTCTGGAGCAAGTTTAAAATAGGCTCTAAGACTCTCGATCATTTTAACGTGCAACCCTTAAAGAATTATACCATGCGCAGAGAGGATGTAGATAAAGAACTTATCATGTCCCATCCAATGGTGTATGGCTATTTCCGCAAGGACGGCACATTGTACAAAATATATCAACCCAAGTCAAAAGAAAACAAGTTTGTCAAAGTGGTTGATTACATTCAAGGAACAGACCAGCTCACATTTGAGGTGCCGTTTCTGGTAATATGTAGTTCTCTAAAAGATGCAATGGCTTTTACAAAGCTAGGCTTCAGAAATGCTGAAGTGATTGCACCTGACAGTGAGAATGTTTTAATCCCCGAACACTTAATCAACGCATACAAAGCTAAGTACAAGAACATCTGTACCTTATTAGATAATGATGCCCCTGGTATCAGAGCTATGAAAAAGTATGAGGAGGAGTATGGTATTCCATACGCTCACCTAAAGTTGGAGAAGGATATAGCGGATGCAACCGCAGCACATGGTATTCGGAATACACGTATTCAGATATACCCAGTATTAACCAAAGCCCTAACAGGCACCGCAAAACAAATCTAAGATGAAGGCCAGTAGAACAGCAAGGTTAGCGTTAAACCTAGCAATACTAGCCCTCGTTGTAGAGGCTATTGCAATAATAATTTTTTTACTCAAATGAGAAAGTATATCGGAATAGACATAGGTAAACAGGGCGCCTACTACATCCTCGGTGAGGACGGTAGTGAAATAGCCCGTGGACCAATGCCAATGATTAAGAAAGAAGTTGATTGGCATGCACTCAATGCTATTCTAGAACCTTATGAAATGTTCAATGGAATGACTGTATATGAGAAGCTGGGAGTGATCTTCGGATCCTCAAAGAAAACAGCCTTTTCTATGGGTGAGCAGTATGGAGCTGTAAGAATGTGTTGTATTAGTAACAACATTCGTTACACAGAAGTACCTGCTAAAAAATGGCAAGCAGAAATGTTTGACGGTCAGGTGAAGATTTACAAGACAGGATCCAAGAGTAAAGTAGATACCAAGGCTATGGCTTTGATGTGTGCTAAACGATTGTTTCCTCAAGTCAATCTTCTGATGACAAACAAGTCCTCCGTACCGCATGACGGATTAGTGGACGCATTATTAATGGCGGAATATGCACGCCGTAAATTTCCTAGATAATGGAGACTAAAAAAGAAACAAAATTGACATGGACAGGAGTCCTGACAATGCTACGTGACCAAGGTGTTGCAAGCATCGTTGTTGAATATGCAGGATCTGGTGATTCAGGTGCCATCGATCACGTTGGTTATCTAAGTGAAGCTGAAACTAGTCGTACTGCTGATGGAAATATTGATGCAAGCAGTTACAATTCTTGGGACATGCTTAAAGATATCACACCAGAGAATGAAGCAGAAATCTACACGTTTGTAGAAGAAGCGGTTTATCCTATTTTAAACACCTTTGATGATTGGTGGAATGATGACGGAGGTCAAGGCGCTCTACTGATTGACACCAAGAACGGTAAATGGTATGCTAATAACGGTACCAATTACAGTAATGTAGATTACACATACCCTGATGGTAAGCTTGAAATATAATGGCTCACCCATACGATCACGCCCGATCTTCAGTAAAGAGGTGGGGCGGGGTAGTTAATGATTACCTGCACATTCACAAATGGTTTGATGAAACCAAAGCTTGGATAGGCCACAGCAAGCACCGTATGTTTAGACATCACTCAGAGGGAATCTTTGAGTGTGAAAGAATATTCGGTGACTACATACATAACTCAGAAGAGAAGCGCGTTTATGTGCGTTACATCGGAGAGCAGCATGTAAAAGAAGATTGCTTTGGTAAAATACCAAGTGCTAAAGAATGGGTAGACAACATTAACAACCCAAAACCACCAGAATGGATGATAAGAACCCAGAAAATTGAAGACTAATGAATACAGAAAAAATGACTCGTGAGAGATTTGAGAACGTTCGCAGAATGCTTGAATCTCCAGACACTGAAAATCAAGTCTTAGGACTTGCTATCCTCGAGGAGCAAAACTTTAAGGAGAACATGGCGTTCATACTTCTAGCAAAGAAGTACACGCATGCTACTAACGCTATGTGGGAGGAACACGCACCTACCATTTATAAGAGTCTAGGGGATATACCTGATCTAAACCTAGGCAAAGTATTTACTTTCAAAGTGATACTGAAGGCGCTAACAGTAATGAAAGCACCGTATGATCAGATTCAGTTCTACCTAAGTACATTCAGTGCTTATTTGTTGGAACAATTAAAAAGTCTTGGGTATGACTTCATAGAAGACCTAGACTTAAACATTAAACTAAAAGAAGGATATGAACAACCAGGAGAGCTTGTCGAAAGTGACTAAAGACCTCATGTTGATTGAACCATTCTACGGATTGTTTCTTATAGGGCTCAATAAAAAGTGGGCCTCTGTAGGAACAGCATGTGTTTCCTGTAAGGATCTGAACTTCTACCTGAAGATAGATCCTGATTTTTGGGAAACACTGCCTCATGAAAAGAGAATGGGTTTAATAAAGCATGAGCTATTACACATAGCATTCTTTCACTTGACTGACTACAGTCATTTGACTGATAAAAAGATTGCAAACATAGCAATGGATCTGGAAATCAACCAGTACATTAAAGAGGAATGGCTGCCTGAAGGTGGCTGTACTCTTGAAAGATTTGAACACTTGAATCTTGAGCCAAAGAAAGGTACTTTCTACTACTATGAGAAACTCATGGAAGAGCAAGAGAAACAAGATGAGATGATGAAGGCTATCTGTGAAGCCCTAGAGAATGGTGAAAGTGAAGTTGAGTTACCAGACGGTAGCACAATGCAACTTAGTAATCATGACTGGGAGGAAGTAGAGAAAATGGATGAGGCAACTGAGCGTTTGCTCAAAGCACAAACTGCTCACATTATGGAGCAGGCTGCAGAACAAGTAGTTAAATCTCAGGGAACAGTTCCTGGAGAGATTGCAAGTATCCTTGAACAGGTACGTGCTACTGAACCGCCTAAGTTTGATTGGAAAGGTTTCCTCAGACGTTTCGTTGGTAAGTCCACTAGGATTTATACAAGAAAGAGTAGGAGAAAGTTTAACAAAAGAACGCCTGATTTCCCAGGGTTGAAGATTAAACAGCAAAAGCACCCGCTCGTTGCTATTGATACTTCAGGTTCAGTTTGTGATGAAGAGCTAATTGAGTTCTTAAAAGAAATTCATCACATCCATAAGACAGGTGCTGAAGTAACTATTGTCCAATGTGACACAGCTATTTCATGGATCGGTCCTTATGACCCAAGGAAAGACTTCACAGTCAAAGGTAGAGGAGGCACAAGCTTCCAACCAGTCATCGACTACTACAATGAAAACATGCAGAAATATAGCTGCTTGTTTTACCTAACAGACGGAGGGGCGGGAGCACCGGACGATTTCAGAGGAAACGTTCTATGGGTACTCTCTTCAAATGAACATTCACAGGGTGACCACTTACCAGGCACCGTAATACAACTTAATTAATATGAATCAAATACAGTTAGATGCTAATGAAATGAAAAGTTTCATGGAGCACATGATCAGCAATAACAGACACATTCAATCTACAGGAAAGACGCCTGTGTCAACAGAAATAATAGGTGATTCAGGTCTGGGTAAAACCAGTATCGCACTGCAGTTAGCAGGAGACTTGAATCTAAATTTTGTAAAACTTAATCTAGCACAGATTGAGGAGTTGGGTGACCTTGTAGGTTTCCCAGTAAGACAGTTCCAACTTACAAAAGGTGGAGCAACACCAGCTGCTGTACCTGCAGCCGGTCCTAAGTACAAGTTTGTAAAGAAGATTGACGCTGAAGGGAAAACAGTCATGACAAAGGTTCCTGTGGAAAATCCAATCCAAACATCTACACCAACATCAAGTGATACACTTTGGGCAGATGAGAATGCATTAGATTTCTATACCAAGCAGGGATACAGTTTCACTGGTAAGAACCGTATGTCATACTGTCCACCAGAATGGATCGCTGATAAAACAGGAGGTGGTATCTTAATCCTTGATGATTGGAACAGAGCTGATATCAGATTCATCCAAGCCGTGATGGAGTTGGTAGATAGACAGGAGTATATCTCTTGGAAGCTGCCTAAAGATTGGCACATTGTACTAACTGCAAATCCAGACAATGGAGAGTATTTAGTAAACTCAATTGATGTTGCTCAACGAACTAGATTCGTAAGTACTGTCTTGAAGTGGAGTCATGAACGTTGGGCTGAGTGGGCTGAACAAAACGGTGTTGATGGTAGATGTATCAACTTCGTATTGTCACACCCTGAAATTGTAGGAGAAAACAAAGGTGTCAATCCTAGAAGTTTGACAACATTCTTCAACTCAATTAGTTCTTTCCAGAACTTTAATGATAAGCTGCCTATGATACAAATGGTAGGTGAAGGTTCAGTAGGGCCTGAGGTAACCACTTTGTTTACAGGGTTTATCAAGAACAAGTTGGATAAGTTAATCACACCTAAAGAAATGCTTTTGAGAGAAGGTACTGAAAGTGTGATGAAAGAGTTGAAGGAGTGCATGCATGATGGGACTGACTACCGTGCAGACATTGCAAGTATCTTAACCACCAGGTTAATTAACTATGCGATACACTACTCGCAAGGTAATTCAATCACTCCTGAAATCATTCAGAGAATACAGGCATTAATCAAAACACCAGACGTGTTTACTGATGACCTGAAGTACGTGATCGTTAAGAAGATTCTTAATGGTAACAAGCAGAAGTTTCAGAAACTGGTAAGTGACCCTACTGTCCAGGATCTAGCAACTAAATAATAACACGGGGGAGTTCCGGCTCCCCCATTATTAAACAACAAATGAATTATAAATCTTATTTAAAACTAAGACCTCAAGGTGCTCCTATGGATATGAGTGCTAATGGTGGTGCTGCAACAATCAAGATGAGTATTGTTAAAGGTATGACCAACAGTGACATCAAAGAAGCACTCAATGTAGAAGATGAATGGACACCAGGAACGGAAGTAGATAGACTGTACTTCTTCCCCGGCTGTTCCGTACCACGCTTTAAGGTGCGTGAAAAATTTAGTGTAACTATTAAACCTGAATATGCTACAGCAGCATTTATTTCAACCAAAGGTTTAGAGAATACAGAAGGCATGTTTGAAAAGCACCGCCTTATAGAATTAACAGCAGATGCTGTAACAGAATGGTTTGAAGATATCTATGGTGAACATAGTTACCAAACTGTAAAATTAAAATCAGTACTCCTTAATTGTGAGGAAGCTGTATTCATGGAGACGGATGATTATGGTCGCTTGTGGCAACACGGTGTAACAGATGCTATTATATCGGAGACAGCTTCAGCGCTTTCTGTAGTCAATACAAATGCTGTAAATCATTTTTATAATCCACGTTGGATAATTAGTAGTGAATTAAGCACACTCTACATCCCAAATCCAGAAGGTATGGCTAAACTTAATTGCACAATCTATTCTCAAGATGCAATTTTGAAAATACTTAATGTTGGAAAAATAATTATCAGTGAGAAAAAGTACCAGGACCTAAGGTTAATGGGGCTTTCAGCAGATGATGAGAATATAGTTCTTATGATGGAGATAATGAGTAATGCAAACTTTGATAAAAGTTTTGTATATTTGTTGCTCTTGCTTAAGGAGTTCTCCAGCAAGATATCAACTCAAAAAGCATTTCAACACGTAAACTTCAAAGGCCTACTCAGCTGTTTCGGCATAGGACTTAAAGAAGTTTCCTACCTCAACATCGAAACTTTAACTGCTATTATGAAGAAACATAAGCAGTTCACCAGAAGTAATGTTCAAAGAATCACTCAACACTTTGGTGCAGATGAATCAAGAAGTTTTGTTTCAGAAAACTATATCACAGGACCAGTTCTAAGACCAGAAGCAGAAAGACAACTGGATGATGACTTCGTCAGTGACGCAGACGAAATCCAGATCCAAGAAGAAGATGAATCTTAAATTTTAAAATGTAACTATGGCACAATTAGCAGAGAAAGACAAGCACCTCTTAGAGGTAGCATTTTATGAAAAGCCTTTCCGTTTTAGTTACAGTAGTTTGAATCGACTACTGACAGCGCCAAACATATTCTACAAGGAGTATGTGCTGAAAGAAAGGGAGATCAAGACAGAGAAGTATCTTTTAGAAGGAACTCTAATCCATTACCTGGTATTGGATAATAGAGCCTTTGATGAGAAGTTCGTTGTTACCCCTGAAGATTTACCTAGTGACAACTCAGCAAAAGTTGCTCACATGGTGTTTGATGTCTACAAGAAAAAAGTAGAGGAAGACGTTGTAAAAAATGCAGACTTAGAACTCTGTGATTTCCCAAATGAAATCGTAGCAGCCTTAGTAGAAATGAATCTACACCAAGCCCTTAAAGATGATAAGGATTTGGCCAAGCAAGGTGCAAGAACCGGTGACCAAAAAAGAATAGACAAAATTGTAGAACCAAGAACAGAAGCATACTTCAACTACCTCAAGAATAAAGGACGCAGAGAGATTATAGATTCCGGAATGTTAGATAAATGTACCATAGCAGCAGACATGATCAAGGCAGATGTCAAGACCAGAGAGCTGTTAGGTATGGACAAAGAGCCAGACGGTGTTAAGTTCGGTGTATACAACGAACTAGACCTTACAATGGACCTAGAGGGTTACCCTTTTGGTTTACGCGGCATCTTGGACAACATGACGGTGGATGTAGAAAACAAACTGATCCGTATTAATGACTTCAAGACTAGTGGTAAGGCCTTAGCAGATTTCCCAGACTCAGTTGAGTATTGGAAGTACTGGCTCCAAGCAGCAATATATTTAAAACTTGCAATGGAGTTCTTGAAAGATGTAATTGATAATAGTTGGAAATTTGAAATCCGCTTTATTGTTTTTGACAAGTATGACCAGATATATGCTTTCCCAGTGAGTAATGAATCCTTAAGCCAATGGTTGGTTAAAATGGAAGAGATACTCAAGGAAGCTAAATGGCATTACGACAACAAAGATTATACTCTTCCATACAAATTCAGTGCAGGTGAAATAATCCTTTAACACTGAAATTAATATGAAGATAAAATCACTGCATAAAACGTACATCCAAAAAAGCAGAATGTTTTTATATCCTGCTCTTGGCATTAAGAGAGGTCATAGTGTAACACCCATCCAGACTTATATAAGTTGGGATGGTCGTTATACAGAAAAAGACTGTAAGTTTATATGCCTGTACCATTTGAGAGATGATGAAGACTTCAAGCTCTTAGAGAAAGTCAAGCTCGCGGGTAATCCGTTGTTTCATGAGTTCATAGAACTTGATGGAAATGTGGGAGCCTACGTGTTTGATTTCTCCGAGCGTAAACAAGACTTTAACAATTTCGTGAATGGTAAATACTCACGCTTATCAACTAACCATAAGAGGTCAGTAACTGCTTTCTTTAAAAGCCATCGTAGTCATCATGTCTACCTTGAAAGTTATCTATACCCTAAAAAGTATATGCCTCTGTATGCAGAGATGTTAGTCTCTAAAAAGAGAGATATTAACGCTATGTACAAGACTCTACTAGAAGTAGGAGAGCTTTGTTCTAAGCCGGATCTTGAAAAGGAATCATTAAAAACTGATTTTAAATCTGGGATGTTTAAACAAAATCTCGTAGATTTGCAATCAAACCAACAAAATTCTTAAGTATGAGTTACGGAAAAAATATGATGCTTGTCACAACCTATTGGGGACAAGACAAGACTTTTAAAATGATGCCTGTCACACAAGATGCTCCTTACATGGAAGTTATCTATGACACAAACACAGACCTATTGGTTGCCATCACTACAAACATGAAGGAGAATCTCCAGAAAGTTCCTAGGATTGATGATGACGGTGAAATTATCAAAGCAAAGAAGCCAAAATCAAATGGCAAACCTTACAAAGAAAAGCAGGTATTAATGAAAATACCTCAAGAGTTTTATTTCGCTGAACGTGAAGAAGCAATTGAGTTTATTGAGAAGTTTGCAGTTAACGCTGAAACGTTTGACTACAAAAAGTTCTTTACTGATCTTGAAGCTGAACTCGAAAAGAAAGCTATCTATACTCCAGAGGCAGCCCCTCTAGTAGATGAAAAAGGAAAACCTTTAGCACCTAAGAAAGGTAAGAAGGTAATTCAGATGGCAGGAGAAAACGCTCCAGTAGAATTAAAAAAGTAATCAATTATAAATTGAACAGTGAAGGAGGCCTAGTGTCTCCTTTTTTGTTCGCAATAAGTTAATAATATGCAGACACATTGGGTGATGGATTATGAAACACTCTCTGATTGCTTCTTGGGTGTATTTGAACACTACAAGACGGATGAGGTGAAAGTTTTTACAGTCTGTCGTTTACGCAATGATCTGCCCGCATTTAATGAGTTCCTGCAACAGAACAGGAAGAATGGTGAATGGCACATCTCGTTCAACGGATTAAACTTTGATGGTCAGATTACGCAGTTCATCATGGTGCACATGAAGAAGCTGCTCCAGATGACTGCTGTAGAAGTTGCAGAAGCTATCTATAAGAAAGCTCAGGATTGCATCTCGAGACAAAATCAAAGACAGTTCCAAGAATGGTCGGAGGGGAAACTCTTCATAAAACAAATAGATGTGTTCCGGTTAAACCACTGGGATAATCCCGCAAAGTCCTCATCTCTAAAATGGATCCAGGTGAATATGGATTGGCACAATGTACAAGACATGCCAATCGATCACACCGCAAGCATACGCACCGTAGAAGACCTGCAGATGATTGCACGTTATGGTCGTAATGATGTGGCCTCAACTAAACAGATTATGCAAAAGTCTGCTAAGCTGATTGCCTTAAGAGGTACACTAACTGATGCCTATGGTATTAGATTGTACAGTGCCTCTGAACCAAAAATATCCAAAGAACTCTTTCTCTACTTCCTCTCTAAGAGGACTGGGATAGACAAATGGGAATTGAAGGACATGCGTACTTGGCGTTCAGAAATCAGGGTGAAGGATTTAATACTTCCGTACATCCAGTTCAATGACATACAAGTCTTTCAAGATCTGTTGGAAAAGTTCAAGGAGCAAGTAATTTTACCCGGTCAAACAAAAGGTGGTTTCAAATACTCTATCAATTATAGAGGAGTTAAAACAGACTTTGGTTTGGGTGGAGTGCACGGCGCTAAGAAAGGTGTCTATGAGTCAGGAGATGGTATGATCATCATGTCGTCAGATGTGAAGAGCTTCTATCCTAACCTGGCAATTAGAAATGGATGGGCACCAGCTCACCTGCCTCGACAAGCATTTTGTGATCTGTATGAGTGGTTCTATGATGAAAGGTTGAAGATACCTAAATCGGATCCGCGTAATTATGTTTACAAGATTATCTTGAACTCAACCTATGGGTTAAGTAATGATAAGCACAGCTTCCTGTATGACCCTGAGTTTACTATGCGTATTACAATTAATGGTCAGCTATCGTTGATGTTATTGTATACCATGTTAGCTGAAGGCGTTCCAGGAGCAGTTCCTATTATGACAAACACGGACGGAGTAGAGATGAAGATCCCTGAATCCCAACTAGACAAGTACATGGAAATATGTGCTACCTGGGAGAATATGACAAAGCTCGTATTGGAACATGATAAATATCAGAAGCTCGTTGTGCCGGATGTCAATAATTACATAGGCATCTTTGAGTACGGTGAGTTATCCAAAGAGAAGTGGGACAAAAAGCAGAAAGAAAATCCTGACGACCTATTCAAAATAGAAGACGGAAAATACTATTATGCACCAACTAAATGCAAAGGCAGATTTGAATTTAATAATCTAGCACTACACAAGAATAAAAGTTTCCAGATTATACCTAAAGCAATCTTTAACTACTTCGTACATGGTGTAGATCCAAATGAATTCCTACCTAAAAACAGGAACATATTTGACTACACTGGAGGCGTTAAGGTAAGAGGTGATTGGAAATTCATGGAGAAAGAAATACAAAATGGAGAGCTGTTACAAACAGAGATCCAGAAAACAATTCGTTATTACGTCTCCGAAAAGGGAAGTAAAATCATTAAAGTAAATAAATCTGATGCCCGTGAAATCAATGTGGTATCCGGGATATGGTTGCAAACAGTCTACAACAAACATGAGGAAAAACCTTTTGAGGAGTATGGTATCAATGACCAGTTCTATCTCAGAAGGATATTCAAGGAGTTGAGAAGTATTGCGCCTGAAGACTTTGAGCATCAGATATCTCTTTTTTAAAAATTAAAATTTATGGCTACAAGAGCAGGAACCGTCGCTAGAAACATTCTAGTAGACGCAGCGTTGCCTATGGCAACAGAAACCTATACCGTGATCAGTCACGGTTCAATTATTAATAACACAATGAAGGCTCTCCATGCGGCGGGCTTTCAAGTTGTAGATGAAGTTTACAAGTGCAACTCAGGAGCACAGGTAGCTCAAGGCTTATTCAAAATCCAACACGGAGATGATCCGGACATGGGGATGATGTTTGCCTTTGCTAATTCATACGATAAGTCCATGAGATTTAAGTGTGCAATTGGTGGTTTTATTCATGCTAATGAGATGTCAGTTATCTCTGGTAACATTATGTCTTATGGACGTAAACATACTGGGACCGCTGATGATGAAGTAGCTGAAACAATACAAGAACAAATTGACAATGCAGAAGCGTATTTCACGCAGCTGGTTGCCGATAAAGAAGCAATGAAAAACATCACGCTTACCGAGCGTCAGTTCGCAGAGCTGTTGGGTGTTTTGTATATGGAGTATGGTATCCTTACTGGTGAACAGATGGGTATCATTAAGAGAGAATTCAAAAAGCCTAGTTTCAATTACACTACGGCACCTGATTCTCTTTGGACTTTGTACAATCACATCTTAGTCGCTTTAGACAAATCTCATCCGCGTACATGGATGGATCAACAAAAGGTAGTCCACTTCCATTTACTGACGGAGTACAACCTGTCAGAGTTTGATGAGGAGCAGACAACGGATGATGTAGAAACACCTGAAACAGAAAAAGTCACGGATCATGCAGAGCCTCAGTCAAATCCAAATCAATTGGATTTGGCAAAGCAAGCTGAAGCTGTGGAAGAAACTGGAGCAGAGAACATCTCTCACGTTGAGCCCGCTCAGATGGAAGTAGTTACAGAGAAATCAAAAGCTGTAGTTCTTCCTGGATACATCGCCGCAGTTACACCTGAAGATATACAGGAAGAAGCTGTTACTCCAGAACCTACAGTTGATCTGTCGGACATGGTTGGTGAGTACTCAACTGAAGAAGTTGACTTCGTGGTCGAGGAAATGAAGGACCGTATAAATGAAGCTGAAGGAAAAGTAGATGAGGAGCAGGTCTTAGGAGCTGATGACTTAATGCTTATCCCGCAGCAAGATGTGTTCGGCCTTTATCCGGATGTAGAGATAGGAGCCATCATCGAGTTGGAGGGTTATCCAATTGAGGTAATAGATGTTGAGGGAGACTCGTTTGTCTTGAAATCAATACCTGTTGTTGAGGAGAGCCCGGAGAAAGCTGCTATACACGCAAAGAATCCTGAAAACATCGCACCTGAAGGTAAGACTATGGCTAAAGCCATTATTGACGGAGATGTTGACGGAATGAAGCCTATCGGAAATGCTGAAGAAAGATTGGCGGAAGCTATGGTCTCACCTTTTAAAAGTACTGACCCACTTCCTTTAAGCCATATACCTGACTCAATTACTGAGACAAAGGTAATGTCTGTTGATGAGGCGTTAGAAACATACCCTGAACATGCTCCAGAAATTGCTGAAGCTGCAGGTGTGGACCTGGATCTCGAAGAAGATCAGGACTGGGAAAAGTTAGAGAAGGCTGGTGTAATTAAACCTGTGGTAGAATCTGATGTAGAATATACTGAAAGAGTTGCTGCTATTGAAGGTGAGCCTGAAGTAATGGAACCTGACGCAGCAGTCGAAGAAGCAGAAATGCTCAAAGCTGAAGAGATCATGGAGAAGTTGGATGATCCAATCAGGACTGCTATCTCGCAAGAGATATTTGACCTGTACGGAACTATGCAGGAGTATGATTACAAACTGGAGGACGGGCAGTACAATGTTACACTCAAGACTGGTGAGGTAGTTGTTCTACTACAAAGTGAAATCGATAGACAAGTAGGCATCTAATGGAAGCTGTAAAATCATTGGATCTTAAGGACGGTAGTGTTCTTGAGATCCACTATGATTCTAATCCGGAAAGCCCCCGTGAGTGGGACAACCTTGGAATCATGGCTGTATTCCATAGCAGGTATAGTTTTGGAGATGAAGTAAATTTCTCTACTGATGACTATGCCTCCTGGGAAGAAATGGAAGCTGGTATTAGAAAAGAGCATGGAGCTCTTGCTGTACTGCCTATCTATATGTATGATCACAGCGGTGTTACAATTAACACAACAGGATTCAGTTGCGGATGGGACTCATCACAGGTGGGTTATATCTTTACTACGCAGAAGAAGCTTGATGAGATAGGAGTTACAATAAACAATGATGAGAGTTGGACAGAGTTCGTAGAGCGTTTGGAAAATTCTTTGAGGAGTGAAGTTGCAACTATGGACCAGTATGTATCAGGTGATGTCTATGGCTTCGTTATCAAAGATGAAGACGGAGATGAGACAGACTCTTGTTGGGGCTTTTATGGAGATGACCACAAGACCAATGGAATTCTTGATCACGTTGATGAAGATAACATAAAAGATCTTGGAGACCTGTAAGCTTTATGAATTCCGTATATTTGAAAAAGAATGAAAGCAGATAAAAAACACTTAACGGCTGTAATGTGCTTAGCCTCAGCTCAAGTTTTACTTGAGTGTATGGATGAGTTACAAGACACACCCTTTTATAAGCAAAGTCTCAAGCAATTAGTAACAAGACTTGAAAAAGAAATACTCAAGGTGATGGACAATGAAATCACCAAGATGTATAAAGTTGATGAAGAAATTATGCGTATGATCCAAGGTGGCATTGAAGCTATCTCCAAGCAGATGGCTACTACGGATCCTACGCGTATCATCATGCTTGGTCAAATGCTAGAAGACGGCTCAATTGATTTCATTGAATGAAAGATATAGTCTTAATAAAAGCACGCCAGGTGGGAGCCAGTATCGCTGCGCAAAGATTTGCAATGGGTATTGATCCTATTTTTGGTATACTAAGACTTATACCACCCTATGTAACAGGTAATGGTGCGGATTTCAGTGATATCAAAATATTTGTAGAAGAATCAAGTTGCGTTTCTGGGGACACATTAAAGACACCCGCAAACCAATCTTTAATAGTTGACAGTGTAGAAGAAGTTGAAGATTTCTTTGACAGCTATACTGTAATAACAACTAGAATAATAACACCAGATGCAACTGTCACAGTAGACCCTCTGTTAATAGAACAGAAAATCCTAGGCGTTGGAAGCAGCGCTGCAGGCTTATGGTCTCAGATGTCAAAAGCAAATGTTCAAGTCTACAACCCAACCAAAGTTATAACTCAATTATTACCTCAATTTTTAAAAGACATAAGCAATGAAACATACTACAAACCCAAACCTAAAAAGCAACGCAAGCCACAAAGGAAAGCCAGTACAAATAGTTTATTCAAACCCAAGCAATCCATGGGTGCTCATTTCCAGCCACCCCGATTCAAGCAAGAAGCTAAAGGTAGATCTCGCAGATCTCGAAGAGGTGGACGAAAAGGCTCTTAAATCAATTCAAAAAACTAAATACTAAAAACACAAAGGGAGCCGTTAAGCTCCCTTTTTTTTTGCGCTGCCGCACTACTATTCCCAAAAGTTGCGTCATTCATTATTACCTTGCACGGGCTTGTACAGATTGGAAGCCTTTGATTGCTTTTGCTGGATCTAAACTGGATCCTGTTAAACCAACGGTTCTTCCAAGGTGAGCCCAGAATTTAGAGCCTCCTTGCTGTTGCCATTTGTATGGCCCGACTGTTCTTTTATAATATGCACTTTCATTACCCTGAGCAATGTCAACGATGTCACCAAACAATTGACTGTAGGTCTCCATTGTTGGTCCAAATGCAATAGACTTTATGTCAAGCATTGCAGTGTAGTCATCCAGTCCTAATCCTGGGAAAGGAAGGAACTGTTCATTCTCTGCACGGATATTCATTAACAAGTGTAAAGCATGGTTCTCTAAGAAGCCCCATAATTTGAAATCTCTATCTGGATCTTTTGTAGTCATAGGGAATGGAAGTGCTCCAGACTTATCTCTAAGCTTAACAAATTTATCATCATCATCCGGATCCCATCCAAACAGTAGACCCATTAGCATTGAAGTCGCGACTAACATCCCTACCTCCGTAGCCATTTTCATTACAGCTTGTTTCTCTTCAGGTGTCATGTACTGAACATTTCTTCCTAAAGATTGTAAGGTATCCTTCATGAATCTTGCAAACTCAATATAGAATCCCATCTGAGCTTCACCAGTACCAGGATTAAATCTTGGTTGCGGATCTGTCAATGCTCCAGAGAATCCAAATCTATTCAGTGTCATAGTTGTGAAGTATCTTCTCAAATATGAGATGAATCTGAATCCTAAGTAACGCTGTGCTTCTGGTTGATCAAACTGAGCGTATGCTCCTTGTAAGTCATTCATCTTTTGATGCATTACGTTACGGAAGTTCTTAAACTCAGAACCTACAATTTGATTACCCTCAGCATCATAAGTGATACCATACTTAGGATCTATACCTTCCTTAAGCTGAATCTTATTATCACGTAATTCCCAGATGTCCATTAGCGTTACCTCTTTCTCTTGAGGAGTTCCTTCAAACTGTTTTACCTTTTGATGATACATCATACCACCAAAAATCTGAAGAGTAGCCTGAAGCTCAACCCATTTACGGAAATTGTATAACCAGGACATAGATGCAATATCTTTCTTGATTGTACGTGACATACCTTCACCGAAAGTTTCTTCAAACCTACCCTGTGATGGATCATATATTTCTGTAATCTGCTGACGCAAACTCTTAGCACCTTTCTTGTAAAGTTGTTTACCAAAAGATAGTTCACCCATTGTAGCATAAGCCCAAGCGTTACCTTGTTGTAGAGTAGCATGATTCACATACCGTCCACCGGACGCCTCGATCATAGCTTGGAACTTTGCACCATAACTATTCTTCAATGCTGATGGAATGTTCAATGCAAAGAATGAGAATGATGCTCTCTTGAATAGAAGACTGGCTGTATTGTTAAGCCACTTCACATCCTTGGTAGAACCTGTCATCCTCTGCCCCTCAAACTCTCTCTCAATAAAGTTATTGACCGCCTGCGCTCTAACTCCTTTCCCTTTCTTTGTAAGGTATGTAGTTATACCACGGTGAACAAAATTGAATTTATTGATCTTGTCCATCTCTTTGATACCGTTCTTTGGATCGTTCACTACAGCCTGAACTGCACGTGCTACTGGAGAGATTTCAATAAGTTGTTTCTGACGTTCTCCTGACAGCATGTACTTCATCATAGTGTGTGTGATATCCGTAGATACATCCTGGAGATCAATGTCATATAAACCATGAATTGGAACACTGGTGATTTCGTTGTCAAACATATCCGCTCTCACGAGGTTCATGTCATCTTTATCATTGAATCCTGATTCAGCATCATCCTTGGCACCATAGAAGAATTCTTTCACACGCTGTGCCCAAATGGTCAACGCGTTCATTTTTTCACCAGCTCGCTCCTTAATATTTTTTGTCTGGAGTACTTCCAAACTCTCTTTTCTAAATCTAGGAAAGTCAAGGTACAACTTACTATTATGTGAAAGGCCCTCCTGATTTTTCAGGTGGTGTTTAGTAAGCTTCTCAAGAACTTCAAAAAGAGCTGGCTCTTTCTGTTGCATCTCGTAGTACTTTTTATTCTGGTACCTGTCATCTGCAGCACCTTGATCCATTGTTTTAGGAAGCCACTGACCTTTATTGTCTACAGTTACACCAACAATTTTTGTGTTACTGAACTCATCTTTTACAACACGTTTGTAATACTTCATGTTAGGTAATCCAGGAACTGTTCTTACAACTCTCCCTTGCTTATCCTTGATGTCGTACTTTTCCATGAATGTTTCACTAGAAGGTTTAACCACACTCCAGATGTAAACTCTTTCCCATTTAACTTCTCTGTTTCCGGTGTCCTTGTTATAGAACTCTTTTCTTATGTGATTAGCTCTAAACCATTCAGCAAATTCCGCATCCTGTTGTAGAAGATCATTCAATACAGCAGGTTCAAGAATCTTGTTTGCACCTTCTTTAGTGATTGTTCTCGCGCCCGTCTCCAGGAATAATTTATCTGTGTTGAGTTTAGTCAACCAGTTGTTCATGATGTCAGCATAGTAGTCAGTAGCATCTCTCTTAGAAAGTTCTGATAGCTCCTCATACAAAGTATCAAGCTCAACGCTTTCCCATTGAGTCAAACCATATTGGCTTCTCAAGTTATAGAGATCCGCCATCTCAGTTTTCTCGTCTGGAGTAAGTCCTGAATCAGCTTTCTTCTGGTGGAGCTCACTCAGTCTTGATTGCTGATTAGGAGAAAGTCCGCTACGAGAAACATAGTCTTTACGCTTCTCAATAAGTTCTTCCTCAAGTCTTTTTATCTCAGCAATAGAACCTTCACTTAATTGAGATGCATCCGGTTGACCACTTTCATCTCTGAAGCCTGCAGCCAAATCATGGATCTGTTCCCATAATGCAGTTTGGTCTAAGTCTTTTCGGTCTTGGTCTGGAAGCCTGCTTAGAATCTCCTGGATACGATCAATTATTCTACCACGTTCCTGGTAGTATTCATCCTTAACCGCAACACGAGTGTTACGCTTAAGCCATTCTTTCATTAATGCTTCATATTCTGGTGTACCTGCAGTCATTCCTTTGTCAGCCAATTCCTGCTCATACATAAAGTAATCATTCTCAAAAGCATTCTTACGCTGCTTCCACTCATAGTAGTCACGAGACTCATCTCTGTAATCAGTTAATCGATTAGCAATAGCTAACTCCGTACCTGTTTTACGTGAACCATCCAAGTTATACTGGGAATGCATTTGACGGTATTCTCTCCAAAGAAGATCCAACTCGTCATCAATCTCAAGATAATCTGATTGGTCAACTGCAGTCTCATTCAATGCACGGATACGCTCGAATAAATTTATACGTCTGTACAAGGCCTCTTTACCAACGTCATCCTTTTCAAATAAAGACTGACGTTCATAGTACTCAGCAACATAAGGCTGGTGGAAATAATCTCTCATGAACTTTTGTCTATCAGCAATAGCATTAACCAATGCTGCTTTAGACTCATCAGTCCCTTGTCTAATGTGTGTAAGCTGTGCTTGATCGACAGCATCCTTATGTTTGTCGAAATCAGCTCTATGTCCCTGGAAAGGATTAAGCAGGGTCCATACTTTCTTCTCTTCAAGTTCGCCGGTCTCTTTGTTACGTGTTGTAACAGTATCAACAAAACCTACCTTCTCTCCCAGTTCACCTTGTCTGGAAAAGTTAATGCCTGCTTTATCAAGTGATTCTTTTAAATCTTCGGAGAAGTCAGTGTACTTAGCCTGAGCTCTAACCATCACCTCATTCATGGCGTTCTTTACAAATAGTGCAAGACCACCTACAACAGGATCTGTATTATACAAGTAACCTTCAAGATATGAGTTGAAGAAGTTAGCGTCTCCCATTTCACCTTTAAGTAAAGCCTCAATCTTCTCTGGAGTAATAGCAACACCTTTAGCCGCCGATCGTTCCAAGTTTCTAAGCTGTACCGTTTCAGCTTGTGTTAAACTAGCACGGACCGCCTGAAGTTCTTTCATACGCTTTTGCTCTGCTCTAGTTACACCATAGTATTGCTTGTGCAGTCTGTCAATCTTTTTAGCCGGGGCACCTTTCTCAATCATGTTCTTGAGCATGGTGTCGTATCTATTCTTAAGACTTTCACCCATAGGTGCTAATTGGTCGTAGAGAGTATCCCTGGCTCCGTCCGCATACATCTCATTAGTCAAAGCTTTAATCCTAGAAATTGTTCTGGTAATATTACTAGATAGCTGTGCTAGGGGAGAGTTGTTTGGAATATTGTTCTTAGGATCATCCATGGCGTTGTTCATTTCATCAACCATAGTTTCCCAATACTTGACAAGGTAGTCATAGTAGTGAGCCTTTTTCATATTACCAATAGTATCTTCACCATCTTTATCCTGGACAATATCTTGCATGTGAGCAAGAGTCTTTTCCATTACAGTCTCAAGTCTGAACATTGTATCCACAAATGCTGTAGCACGTTGCTTCTGATATTCCATATCCTGTTGAGTCTCCTCAGCAACGTTAGCAACCATAGTCTGGAATTCACTAACTCTACTCTTCAGTTCTTGGAGTTCACCAGTATCATACTCATCAAGTAAGATCTCAGCCAACTCATCATACTCCTCACGACTCCTAAGAGTGTTAATGTGTTTGGAGGAGATGTCGTAGACGCGGTTGATTAGGGATTGGATTTCTTTGCTGTTGATGTTCTGAACATCTTTGACATACTGCTCTTGGTTTCTTACATAGGCTACCACATCAGACTGTGAAATCTGAGCAGTGTCGAGGGTAAATTCTCTACCACTAGAAAGCATATCCGCAAGTTCATTAATAGTAGTATTAGGAGAGAGGGAAGAAACAGCAACTGCCTTGCCAAAAACTCTACGTAGGAATTGTTTGATTGCGTACAGTAAGTTGTTAATGACCTTGTTAAACTTGCCGTCTCCCTGCAGAGCGTCATACCGTTCTTGCCCGGCTTTCTCGAGACTTCTTACTATCATCTCT